TGTTTTAAGGGGGTATTTAGGGGCTATCTGGGGTTAGGTGGTAGGGGTATGGCTTAAGGAGGAGAATAAGGCAAATATGACAAAGTATGGGTTTAGTAACCAAAATGGGTAAATAAACTACCTGTTTTACTTTCTATGGGGAGGGTATTGGTGGATAATCTGGAAAATAATTGAAGATTTATTTGGTGGTTGTCAGAATTTGTCTATCTTTGTCCGAGAAAGTCTAAAAGATATGACCAAAGAACAGATTCAAAAAAGTATAGATGATATGGCTGTTTATGTTCCAATTTATAAAATTGAGGAAACATTAGAAATGCCACCAACTACTTTACAGAAAGTTTTATCGGGTACACGGGATTTACCAAAAAAATGGAATAAGCCATTAGAAGCATATTTCGCACCCCAAAAAGATGTTAAGATTCAAAATATAAATGAGCAAACAAATAAGGTTAAGGATTTAACTGCCACTCCTCCAAAAACTAATTATTCCGTAAATACAGAATCAAATGGTGGAGCATTTATGAATGAAGCTATAAAAAAGAAACTTGGCATTAAATGACACAAAAAGTTTTAGCATATAATCCAACTTTACATCTTATAGAGAGCCATATATCTTGCTATAAGATATATACGCTTACAAATCCAATTAGTAACGAGATATTCTATGTAGGTCAAACGATTTTATCTTTACAAGAAAGATTAAGTGGGCATATAAGCCAAACAGGGGCTTCTAATAGAGATAAGATTAACTATATAAAAGAGATACTTAATCAAGGGGAAAAACCTATTATTAAAGAGGTTGAAACTATACACACTAAATGTTACATTGATAAAGCGTCAGTAAATGAAAGAGAAAATTATTGGATAAAGTATTACCGTAGTATTGGATGCACATTGCTTAATATAGCTAATCCAAAGAATTACGAGTATCAAAACTATTTATCGAGTATAAAAAAGGGCGAAACTTCGTATCATTATTATCTATGTGGTAAAACAGCAGGTGGGTACGAAGTATATGATGAACAAAAATTAAATGCAGATGGATTTGTATTACGTCAGAATTACCCACCTCCGCCTTCTGAAAAATATTTTGTTGCAGACCATTATTATAATCCATTGGAAAACAACACTTATAGGTTAAAAATAGGGTTACCTATTATTCAGAATAAGGATATTAGAAATTCCGTTATTACAGATTCTTTCCCATTACAGCCAAAATGGACTTCTGAATTTGCAGCATCTATTCCACCGTACAAATCAATTAAAGTTGAAATGGCACTTGAAATGCAGAATGATTTAAGTGATTTTGAACCTGAACCTATGGAATTAGATAATTCTGATTTTGAACCAGATGCAGATAATGAACCAGATAATTACGAAAGTTGGGATAATTCTATGTTTTTCCTAATACCATTTGAACAACCAGAATTGTATTTTGTAAAAAAGCAAAGTACCAACTCTAAACCCCAATAACAACCACTTAAACACTTATACAACATGAAAAGAGAAATTAAATTTAGGGGCGTTAGTACAAATACAGGAAAATTTATTTATGGATATTTTAATTATGACTGGGATGGCAAAGGAGATTTAAAGCCATGTATTCAAAGTTCTATTACAGAAATGAAATCAAGTTTTACAAATACTATAATTGATATTAATACGCTTTCCCAATACACAGGCTTAAAAGACAAGAACGGTAAAGAGATTTATGAGGGGGATATTTTACGTGAACCACCAAAAGGTGATTGGGATAAAATAAATTATGGGTGCTATGAAGTTTTCTTCCATGATGGAGATGCAAATTCAGATTACAATATTGGATATTGCATAAATCGTTCTCACTATCATGGTGCTGTATGCGGCGGTATAATTCCACAATTCAAACCAAAGCAAGTATCAAAAATGATTGTCATCGGTAATATCTACGAATCTCCCGAACTACTAACCAAATAAACTATACAACATGAAACAGGAACAAGTAGAAAAACTTTTACAGCCACGTTATAAATTAATTGCTGATTACCCGTCTAATATTGATGATATTGGAACTGTTTATGAAATAGACTTATCGGATGGGCATGGTATTGATTTTGAAATGACTTGTAAAAAATACCCTAATCTATTCCGTGAATTGGAATGGTGGGAAGAAAGAGAAGTAAGCAAAATGCCGCTTTACATCATTGGTAAACATCAAGGTCGAGATAATTATGTAAAGGTTGATAAATGGTTTCAAGGCTGTAGTTACCCTATAACAACAGTTGACGGGATTACTTATTATGCTACATATTCAACGCCGATAACCGAACAAGATTACCTAACCTATAAACATAATAACCAAAAATAAAACACAAACCATGAATACAAAGACACCGGAGGAGGTATTAAATGATGAATTTATTGCAATTACAGGTATGAATGCCGAGCATGGTAATTTAAACACATTGCAGTTAAGAATAGCTTTAATATCAATCGAAAAGTATCATGCCCAATTCCAACACCCCGTACCTGCAAACGGAGATATTGGGAGGTATAAAACATTGTATAAAGTAATGAAAGTAGTTGATGAATGGCTGAAGTCTGATGATACTTTTGTAACTGATGGAGAGAATGGTAAAAAAATACATAACGCATGGATTGAATGTATTAAAGGTTCATTACTGAAAAGAATGTCTAAAATATTACCACCTCCATTAGATACAGAAGTATGCACAAGTTGCGAAAATAAATTCCCTACCGAATCCATGAAGCAAGATTCAGGAGAAAACTATTTCTGCAAAACTTGTTATGATGAATTGCAACCTTTAATGCAGCAAGAATATGAGCAATCTGTAACACCGAAACCCGTACCTGATGAAGCAGGGGAAGTGAAGTTAAAGGATGTGTTGTTAAAATATGAAATAGAATTTAACCGAATTGGTTATACTGAAAATGCAGTAGATGAAAACTCTTTATTACAAGCAATAGATGAGTACTGTTTTAAAATTAGCCATAATAAAAATTCAGAAATAATGCGTCTTAATAAAATCATAGGAAAACAGCAAGACTCTTTTAATAAACTATCCGATGAATTAAAAGCTAATTATGAGATAGCGCAAAACCCATTCACAAAAAGAGGTATAAAAATAGCTTTAAAATTATTTTCTAAATGGATTCTAAGTTAACCAATAAAATATAAATTATGAAACAGAACACATTTTTAGCAGACAATTTAAAAACTTTAAGGCATTTTCAAAAAATGACTACTGCTTCTTTTGCAAGAAAAATAGGCGTTGATACCAAAAGACTTGCAGAGGTAGAAAAAGGCAGATTAAAGCCAACAAAAGAAGAAATACAAGCTATACTATCAGAATTTAGCCCGATGACAAAAGAGCAATTATTAACAAGCCGGTTTGAACTTTCTATGTCTGAATTTTCAAATCAAAATATAAAAAACACGGAATATTTTACTAAAGAGCAAATGTTCACCGTTATGAATATGGCTTACCATCATGGTATTGCAGGAGCAGGTATTGATGCGAAAACAAAAAATAAAATTCTTAACCAACTAAAAGAATATACCAATGGCTAAATTAGAAACAGCAAAAGAATATTGTAGCGAACAGTCTTTATTAGGGCTAAAATGTAAGTATGAAAATAAGTTAATGTGGCTATCTTTTAAAGATTGTGTTTGGATACATAATAATTTAACAGGTGATAACAAGTGCCTTAATGGAGTTGAATCGTGCCTTAAATTTATGGTTAAGCACCAAATAAGCAGATTATCAGAACTTAAATCCATAATAATATTACATAAAAATCTTAATATTATTATGGAACAAAAAAAACACTTAAACCAAAAACAATAAATAGTTAAAACAAAAAACATGACAAACGTATCAAAAGCATTAAAATGGTGGGATAAATTATCCGATTTTGATAAAAATACATTATCAAGAAAATATTTTTATATACCTGATGAAAAGGACTTAAGTTCTGATGAGGTACTTACGATTTTTATTGATGAATCAAAAGCTGGCATGGTAGCAACACAACACCACGTACCTGATGGACAATATATGTTTTCAGAAGAAACAGTAAAAAGTATCTGTAAAATGTTTGTCCCTGAAAATAGTACTATTAACAATCTACAAGAAGTGATAGATAGTTTTAAGGCCTCCCAATTCCAACACCCCGTACCTGATGAAGCAGGTATTAAAGAGAAAATTAAAGAGTACCTATTTAATACAGCAGTACATGGTGTAAATATTGATGCAGATTATTTAAAACAAACTATTTCATTTTTGGAATCTTTACCCACATCCGTACCTGATGAAGCAGGGGAAGTACAGCGACCAAGCATAAAAGATTATTTTGGTAAAGATGCAGACCTTAAAACTGTAATGGCTATTTATGATTCCCAGCCTGAATTATTTAATTATGCCCAAGCACTTGACAGGTATATTGACGATTGTATATCCCCCGCACCCCCATCAGGCGAAGATGCTGGGAAAGGATGGATAAGTGTGGAAACGTTACCTGAAAAAGAAGGAAATGATTACTTAGTTACCGATGGGGGTGCTTGTATGGTTATGTGTTTTAAAAATGGGGCATTTAATAATTATGATAAAATTGATTGGTGGAATCCAGAAGAAGTTACCCACTGGCAACCCTTACCAGCACCACCAAATGTTAAACAATAAAAAGTATGACAAAAGAAATACAGCAAGCACTTTGTAAATACTTATCAATAAAAGGGCATGAACATTTGTGTGAAAACTTTGGGCATATAGTATTTGAAATGGATGTTGCCTCTCTTTCAAAAAGCGATATGTTATTAGAGTTTGAAGTAAAAATTTCTCGTTCTGATTTTTTAGCTGATGGGGAAAAGGGGCGAATATTTAAAAAGTTTGAAATGTACGGTAATCCATTCGGACATGAAGCAAGATGCCCAAATTATTTTTATTATGTATGCCCTGAAAATCTTATTAGTAAAGATGAAATACCTTTGTTTGCTGGATTGTTTTACTATAATTCAGATAAAGAAATTGTGCTGATAAAAAGCCCAAAACGAATACACAAAGTTCCATCTAAAAGAGTTGATATTTTAAATAAAATGCTTCGCATGGTATCGCAGAGAAAATACTTAGGCGGCACAATGTTGACTTATAAAAACAACTTAATTAAGGAACGGTATAAATCCTTAACGGGTAATGAATTAATTATTAAAATGTAAAACAAAGAACATGGCAGAGATTTTTTTTAACGGCAAAATTTACACTGGTATAACAGAAAAATTTGCTCCTAATTTTAAAGATTGGAATACATACTTTGATGTTTATGGAACAGAATTTATACCCGTCATAGGCACTCACTCATTCAAAGACGGTCAGGATGTAACAGGGTTGTATGAAATTCAATTCCAAAAAAGAATAGTTAATTACAGTAATGATGGTGCTTTTGAGTGGGTACATTGTTTAAGTACTGAATATGATTCTACAAAAGCGGAAAGGCGTATTATCGCCATACCATCCACCCCACCCGATGAACTGGATAGGGAGGCGAAGCTGATTAAGTTTATTGAGAATGAATTACTTATTTGTGAACATGAAATATTAAATTCAGCATTTTTAATTATGCACGATGTTAAGTCAGTACGGGAATACTGGAAAGGTAAACGGGATGCCTACACCACCCTCAAACACAAGATAAAATCACTTTAAAACGAAACACCAATGGATAAGAGAATAATAAAAGACAATAATAGTGAACTTAGAACACAAAAGCATTTAATGGATGCTGAAGGTATTACAGATACAGAGCCTACTAAAGATATGGTATTTGACTATGTAAAAAGCAGGGGGTATTATGCCGATGCTATTGATATTTGGTATGATAATATGCAGTATTGCTGGCGTTGGTCTTGCAATATTATTGATTAAACACCACTCAATCACACTTAAATAAATAAAACATGAAAAAGTTATCACAGTTAAAAGACGGTGCAAAGTTTAAGTTCAACAACCGTAGTAAGGTTATTTGGTCAGTCCAAACAAAGTATAAATATGATGAATGGAAGTATGCCATTGTTACTGCAATGGTTTCAGGCATTACACGCCACATAAATACTTTACGTGAGGTATATCCAGTAAGTTAGTTTTTCTCATCAGTGTTAATTTTGGTTTTAATGGTATGCCCGATGTTTCTACATTGGGCATTATTTTTATTGGTGGTAGTGGGCATAAAAAAGCCTCCGTTAAGAGGCTTCTACCTTACCCTGAACACGTAAGGATTTTAACTATGTTGGCTCTATGCTGTTTTCTTTATTTCGTATGTGGCTATTTTATTGGACATGGATTCAAATAGGGAGATGTATTTTGAGTTACCACCTTCCATCATGTTACGTACATTTCTAACTGCATTTATTACTGATGTATGGTCACGGTTGAATAGTATTCCTGTACCTTTAAGCGTTTCATGGCAAATTTTATTGACAAAATACATAGCTGTATGACGGGCAATAATGATTTCGGAGTGCCTATCCTTCCCTGCCATTTTCTTATAAGAAATTCCAGTAAACCCACTTATCAATTCAATAACCTCTGATGGCTTAACCAAAATTATTGACGTATCTGCATCCATCTTATCCTTTAAATCATCTCCAAGATACTTGTAAACCGTCTTTATTTTAGTTATTATCTGTGGTTTAAGTTCGGGAACGTCTGCCACATACTCCCTTAAATAACCTGCTATCCTTTCCTTATCAAAATCATTTAAGGTTAGGTCAAGGTAATTTTCAAGTTTTTTAATAAATAGATTATCATTTTCCATATACTTCGTTTTAATGGTTATTTTTACCTGTTTTGATAGATTATACCTTTTCTGAATTTTCTGCTTGAAATGCACCGTTAGAATTAGTCACAGATACGGTCAATGATTTTTCAATAGCTTCCCCTGCCACCCTAATCAACTCATCCACTTCTAAAGGACTTCCAACTACCTTTCCAAATATAAGGTATCCTTTACCTATTAGCTTGGTCACAAGACATCCGTGATAGTTGCGTTCTCCCCGTAGGGAATCTAATTCATGTGCCATAAGTTAATAATTATTTGGTTGTACAAATTCGATAGTTTCTCCCTTGTTTAAGGAATTAATAAGATTCTCAATAACGGTTCTTTGTTCGGGTTGTAAAAGTACCAGTCCATCCATGATGCTATCCATCGCAAGCGAATCTGCCATTTCCTGTTTTAAAATATCTTTTGAGTTCTGGCTCAACCTGTCGTAGATATTATGGTACACCCAATCCAAACGGTTCACACAGTTTTGGAAAAGCATTTTAGTTTCTCCTTTAGCCCCTATTTTCAAAAGATTAAAGTATTCCATACTAACCTTATTGAAGTGTAATGCCTTTGCCAAATTATAACTCGTATCTGCGAAATGTTCCCTAATAACTTCACTCATAAATTAATATTTAGTTCTTTACAAATAGCTGCTACTTCCACCCACTCTTGTTCACTCATTTTTCTTACCAATGGTTTAGGCTTTCTATATTTTTTAATACGTGCCATGTGGTAAAGGAAACGCCACACTTGGATGGTAAGGAATTTATTTTTCATGGTTTATGGGGTTATTTAGATAAAAATTCAAATTGACTAATCCTGTCTTGAATAGCTTTCCGCAATGATGCTGCCGGATTGGTCTTTTCAAGTACCCATTTTAGATAAGGCATATCTTCAATATCCTTAACCTTTTGGTCTTTGTACTTACCGAAGTAAAGTGTTGGTTCATTACCTTGTGGTAGATTTTTAATGTAGGTATCGCATTTAAGGCATCTTGCTACATTGTTATTGGATTTTAATTCTGTGTAGTAATCAGTTCCAATGTCACCACACTTTGGGCAAATTAAGTCTTGCATAATCGTGTATTTTTTTAGTTATTAAATTCAAATCTTGCTTGTGTTGCTTTCTTAATGGCATTATGAATTACCTTATCGTTAATGTAATCATCCATGTAAGTAGCATAATACAATGGCTTATAATCTGGCTTATCACTATGTAAAAGCAATATAGCATCCATTTCATTAATTGATTTTATGATATTATGCTTTGCCTTACATTCACAATATATTCTTTTGCCGTCAATATCATAACTTTCTGCCTTACCACATTTAGAACAAACATAATGTTGTGAAGGGATTATTACAGTAGATACATTAACATTGGGTAATCCTACTAACTCAATAACTTTCTTTTGAGATAATACCGAAAGCCTTTTACATTTTTGATGTTCTTTAAAGTTAAACTTAATTGGCTTAATTTCTGCGTAAATACCAAACTTTGGTAAATAAAAATCAGGTAAGTACCATAACCCATTTCCTAAATCAAAACCCTCCTTTTCATACTCCCAACTTACTCCTAATTCATCGAAGTAAACAGCCCACCTTGCTTCGAGCCTTGACCGGAATAAATGGTTAGCGTATGGTGTATCTATTGCCTTAATCATTTAAAAAATCTATTTCTTCGTTATTATCATCTTTGTACGGTGTCCAATTATTCACTTTTGTAACCTGTGGCTTTATTTCATCAAAGTAAATTTCTTTTTTAGCAAGCTGTAATTTTAATGGGTCAACATTAGCAAAAACAAAACGCCTTACTTTAAAATCCATTTCAAATAAGAAAAACCCTTTTTTACCTACTGTCTTTTGCCTTCTAATCTTTTTACTATGAAATTCACAAGTTGGGTTAGGGGGGTCTGATTGAGCAAAAGGTCTGTGATAAACAAGAATATTATCCATTTTATTATTCCACATAGCCCCGTCATTTACATCAAATACATCAGGACATTCATAGTTACCATCACCCCCTTTTTTCATAAGTTTAGGGTGTGCTACAATCCAAAAATATACATCATTCATTTGAGCAAACCTACCAAACAAAGAAAGCACCCATTCAAGGTATTTATCCGTTCTTCCTGATTTACCGTATTCATTGGTCATTTGATTAAAAGGGTCAATATCAACACCATCAATTTTTTCTTTTATAATCAACTCTAAAAATATTTCCATTACATATGCAGGGGTTGGCTCTACATCCTTTGGGTAAACATAAAAGATATGTTTTGATACCCAATCGTAAACGTATTCATAAGTCTGCCTTGATGGTCTATTAGGATTAGCAGGTGTACAATCACAACCTAAAAGTATTTCTACATAGTCATGGTAGTATTCCTCTGGTGGGTTATCCTCTGGTGAAAATGATGCAAACTTTTCTCCGTACATCAAAACTCTCATACAGTGATACCATTTTTTAAAAGAAGATTTACCATAGTTACCGATGCCTGTAAGTAATGTTATTTCACCACGTTTAGGTTTGAAATGAAAGTCAAGTTCAGGTATTCCTAATCCATCAACACGATTGTATCCCTTATCGTATAATTCCATTGCCTTATCCTTAACATCAACTCCATATATAACATCTTTAGGTCTTATCCCTTCATCAAAAATTGTAGGGTCAAGTTTAATTTCCTGCCTTGTTACTCTATCAACTAATACTTCTTTATCGAATGATGCAGAACCATATCTTGCCGAATTAGCCTTATAAGCACTTCTTATGGTACGTTCAGCTTCTTTAGTGGAAAACTGTGAATTAATAAGAAATTCGGTATTGATAAAGTGCATACATGACATCTCATTTATCCCGAACTTACAACAAGCAGAAGCAAGTTTAAAAATAAAATTGTTTCTTTCACCTGTTACAAACGCTTCGTTCTTATTTGAAAGCCAAACTAATAGTTTTTTAAAAACTTCTTGTTCATCTAAGTTTACTTGTTGCTTCTCATAAACCTTTTCTGTTTTCTTTGTTTTGGTAAATACCTTTGAATCAGGATAAATGTAAATTTCAGGGTCATAACTTTCATAACAAACCCTTGATTCATTTTTTCCACTATCATCAATTAAAGGAAAAACTTCTTTTAAAGCAGCAAAATGTTCCCTGTGTTTTTTACCATCAGCAATCTTTACAAGAATCTTTAAACCATTACCTGATGGACTTACCCAACAAGCATAAACTATATCCTTGCTTATTATTTCAGTTTGAACTTCTCTTAAATTTTCTATATCATCCAAATCCAAAACAATAAAACCGCTATGTTCAATTAAACAATTATCCTTTCTTTCCTTTGTAAATGTTCCGCTAAAAAGTACTGCTGGAAGGTTTGATTTTAATGTTTGCCTTTTCTCTTTATCAATGGTATTACGAATATCTTCGCAAAGTTGCTTACTATTACCTTTTTGTATGCGTTCTAACGCTATATCAACCTCTACGTAAAAAGGTTCTTTTGAATAAATATTTTTGAATATAGTAATCATTAAGCAGTTTTGTTTTTAAACATTTCCCTATCAGCAAGTAATTTCTTTTGATAATCTGAAAGTTCCGTTTGTTGAAACCCATTAGATTTATTAAGTTTATTTCTCTTATACCAACCGTACCAATGTTTTTTTAATTCCTTTACATCTTTGTAATCTTCCTTATTGTCCTGTTCCTTTAAAAATTCATTTACGTATTCAATCATCCTATCTCTACTAAGTTTAAATTCTGTGCATTGTTTCATTTGCCATTCTTCGGCATTTAAGAAAAGTTTTTTTTCAGTTTCCCATGCAGCATTAGATATAGTAAGAGTATTAAGTAATATATCTTTATTTTTATTTTCCATATGTGGAACATATGTTTCAGATATGTCGTTTTTCTTCTTTCTATTTTCAGACCTACTTAAAGAGTAATTTTTACGTTTAACTACTTCATTTTCAAGTCTTTCATTGTAATACAAACCTTTTGAATCTTTAGTAAACTTAGAAAACACATCTTTATCATATGTTTTACATATCAAAATCATATGTTTTTCTTCTAAATGTCCTAACTGATGTTGAGCCATTAATAACCTAACGTATTTACCTACTTGTTCGTCAGTAAAAAACTGCGTTCCAGTAGAGAAGTCACCTGTATAAAACAAAAACGCAGGGTCTTTTGCCATATTGATATAAAAATCAATGGCTTTTCCCCGTTGCCGTTGCAAAACAATTTACGCTACGGTGTAGAATAAAAAAGCAACAGGGAAAAGCCCGTTATAAAAATTAAATGTATGTTGTAATTGAAATCATGCGTAAAAATTGTTTTGCGGCATAAAAGTAGCACTTATTCTTAAACAACCAAAAATTATTTTAATCTTTTTTCCAAATGAACATATACCCACCTCCTTTAGGGTAAAAAAGTTCTATATTAGATACTCCATATTCGCTGTACATTTTCCATGTGGTAGAAGAAGTAATAACATAAAGTTTGTTATACCTTTCTACGTACCAGTTTAAAGCCCCTTGATTATCGGGGGATATAATGGTCATGTAGCATAATTTATTTTCATTGAAATAATATAAAACTGTGGCTCTTTTTTCATCAATTTTAATGTAATAGTCGCCATCTTTATCATAACCTGATTTAAGGTTATATACATTATCGCTAAATTCTTCTTTAATATCATTGGCAGTAGAACCAATTCTTGATTGACTAAAACTTATTAAAGCTATGAAGCTAAATATAAGTAGTAATGTTGATTTTTTCATATTTTTTCAGTTTTTGGTTTATGAGAACGGTATAGACCAAGTTTATTTATCTTGTTGTAAAGGTTTATACAGTGAACTTTATTTGAAATTAAGGTGTAATGGGTATAATATCCACTGGTATCAGATAGTTTGGAATGGAACGGAATAGATGTTTTGGAAATTACTAAATCGGGATGCCACTTTAAAATATCACTTACCCTTGTCTGGAATTTCCAAAAGTTCCTGTCGTAATCCTGTAATACTTTAAGCATATTAACCCCACCATTATAACTGTCAATTAGGATGTAAAGAGCCTTAGACCACTGATTAGTCGGGGACGCAAGTTTTTCGTTAATTGATTCCATGAGTAGTTTGTTTTTTATTGGTTAGTAGTAATTAATTCAGTTTTTGGTTCGGGTTGTTTTATCAATGATTGGTAGTCATAAATATCTTGGCTTTGTAGTGCAAGTGCATCTATTAGGAATTGTTTTACATCTGATGTTACGGGATAACCTTGTGTAAAATTGTACATACTTATTCCTAATTGGAATGGTGCATACGAATTACTTAACGAAATATTTGATGGCTCTGAACTTCTTAATGCTTCCAAATCAGTAAGTAGTATTTCTTCTTTTTTTAGTCCACGCCTTATTTTTGGGTTTATACTTATTAGCCATACGCTTTTATCATGCTTTCCTGATGACCATTCATCAACCTTTAATGCTACCCAATATTCAGATTCACTCATTAGTATTTCTGTAAGGAAACGTAAATTATCCATAATTTTTGTTTTAAAAGTTAGTATTCATCCCTATTATCAGGAATATTATTTGCTATTAAACATAGAGCCAATAAAGCAATAGAGCATAAAGCTATTATACCCCAAAATATAATTCCTGAATAATAAAAGAAGGTGTCCATGATTATGTATTTTGTTTTATAAGTTTATTCAAATCCACTTCATTAAGAGCCAGTAGTTCCCCTAACTTACTTTTACTTTTAGAATATTTATAGATAAAGGTTACTTCTCCTTTGGGTGGTTTTTTTGTTTCCAATAATTCCAAAACATTACCATCAGTTATAATCGTTATTTTATTGGGTGGTATCATTGGTAATGGTTTTAAAAATTAGTAGGGTAAGATGGAATTGAACCACCACTGCATCTACTCCGTTATCTTATAAGCCAAGAAAAGCCAAAGACCTGTACAGGATGCCGAACTACCGTTATTCTATTACCCATGTGGAGAGTGGTAGACTTGAACTACCGACCTACTGAACCGAACCTTAATAGCTTTTTAAGGTTTCCTCTATCAAAGGACTTTACCGCATACAATCGCTCTAACCAACTGAGCTAACTCCCCAAAGAACTTAAACCCCTATCCACTTATCTTTTACTCCACCATTTTTTTGGCTCGTATATTATGATAGTTTGGATGGGGTAGAATGTAAAGGTATAATTTATTTCACCAAACAAAAAAATATTTTTTTATTTCAAAAAGATTTGTACCTTGCAAATTAAATCAAAGATAATGACGGCAAAAAAATTAACATTGGGGGAAAGGATTGACAGGGCAATAAAGTCCGAAGGTAGAAAGCAGGTTTGGATTATAGCCTGTATGAATAAAAAAGGGTTTGATACAATTACAGATACTACGTTTTCCCAAAAAAAGAAAGGTCATAAGGAATTTACAGAAACAGAACTAACAGCACTTTCAGAAATACTTAATACCGATTTATCAATATGAGTACTTTACCAACATTTAAGGTAGGAAATTGTAGTTGTGGATGTAATGGTAAAGATGTGGCAGGGAGAAAGGTAGGGAAGAACTTTTACTGCATGGACAGTTACAGAGCCATGAAAACAAAACAGTACACACAAAAAGCAAATCAAAATAGTAAAGTAAGAAGTTTAGGTAATAAGCAAGTAAGTGAAGGGAATTACTTTGAAGCTGAAAGGCAAGCGTTGGTAAATGATTTGGATTTTTGTTTTTCAAGGGTTGTAAGGATGACAGCATCGGATAAAAATGGTTACTGTGATTGTTATACTTGTGGAACAAAGAAGCATTGGAGTATGCAACAATGTGGGCATTTTATTAAAAGGGCTAATACAGAACTAAGGTGGGATTTCAGAAACGCAAGGGTACAATGTAAGAACTGTAATGAGAACCAAGATGGTAATATGGAAGTGTACGAAAAACGATTAAACGAAGAACACGAAGGACTTCCAAACCAATTAAGAGAGATTGCCACAACACCTTACAAACATTCAAGAGAAGAACTAAAAATTCTTTTGATAGATTTAAGAGCAAAACTAAGAACGGTAGAAACAAAGTTTAACCCACAAAAATAAAAACAATGAACGAAACAGATTACGAAGTACACACAGAACAAGGGTTCTAAATATTTTTTCATAAGCGCAGAGTTATAGTTTTGGTTAAACGGAAGGGGTTTCCACTCCTTCCTCAATTTTAAAAAATTATTTTAGTAAACAATATAAAACAGTATAATGGCAAATCATCCAACAATTCCCGAAGCAATTACAGTTATAACAAATGCTATGAATGAAGATAAAAGCGAAGGTAGTTACTACTACTCATGGCAAGCAAACATAGCAATGGCTTTTCAAGATGAATATAATCGTAGTAAAGAAAAAGTCGATTTTTTAGATGACCTTAATATTCACGCAATAGCAAATAACGCAGCAAAAAATTTCCTTGATTTACTTTGTGCCAAATCATAAAAAATAAGCATGGGAAACCCAAACAATCCAATACCAATAAAGAACCTGCTTACCTTTATTAAACTATTATTTAAAAAGTTATTTACCAAAACCTATGATGAGTATCCAATTAAAATAAAAAAGAAATGGAACAAGAACTAATACAACGCTACAAGCAAAGGTTAAAGATGGTATGGAAAGAGCCTAACCCTTACATAAAACCACTTTGGGAAATATCGGAAATAAAGCAATGGATAAGTAAACTTGAAAAAATAAATAAATGATAGAAAAAACAGAAACATTTGGAGAAGATTACTACATGAATGGAATAGAAAGTGGTATAAGTAATTATGTGGATTATAAGTGGCTTCCCGAACTTACATTACCAATGGCTAAATCGTTTATTGATATATTTGGGATTGAAAAAGAAGCTACTGTTTTGGATTTTGGATGTTCTCGTGGCTATTTTGTTAAAGCATTAAGAGAGCATGATGTAAGGTCTTTTGGTGTTGATATATCAGAATGGGCTATAAAAAACTGCCATGAAGATGTAAGGGGATATGTTTCTAATAAGATTGAAGATTACCCACCAACATTTAATTATATCTTTTCAAAGGATGTTTTGGAACATATACCAACAGAAGTTCTTCCAAACACACTTGAAAAATTATTTAGCATTTGTACCGAAGCAGCGATATTTATAGTACCACTTGCAAAGAGTGAAGGGGGTGAATATATCTATCCAAATGATGAACTTGATAAGACACATATCCACCGAAAAACAATACAAGGATGGGTTGATTTAATAGAACCATTTGCCAATGATTTTACTATCTTTGTTTCTCAAAAAATCCCAAGTTTGAAAAAAGCCAGCGAACAATTTGAGGGTTCTACCGGAATAATTTACTGCAAAAAATTAAAAAAATAATATGAGCATAGCCGCATCAATTAATGTTTACAATGACGTAATAGCCCTAAGAGGTTTATTAGAAACAGCCTCACAATATTTTGATGAAATATTTGTAGTTCATTCAGGGCCAAACGGGGCTTATTCAACTGATGGAACTATTGAACTATGTGAACAGTTTGGAGTTAAACTTGTTTTTGATGATATAGACAATGGCTTTGGAATAATACGTTCAAGGCTTATCCATGAACACGGATGCGAATGGGCAATGATATTGGATGCTGATGAAAGATTTAATCCGTATATGCCCGAACTAAAATGCGAAGGGAATGATTCATGGGATATTGTTTCTCATGTACCACCCAATCTAACGGTAACGAATACCAATAACCTAAATATTCAAGGTCATGCTTTAAAAGATGTTATACAAAACAACCCTTCCATAATGGCAGTAAGGACTATCCGTAGGCATTGGATGGACTTCACCCACAAAAACCCAACACAGAACTGGCATTTAATTCCCGATTACCAATTAAGAATAGTAAGAAACGTACCTGAAATAAGCTATGTATCCAACATAAAAATGCACGAAAGAATAATAGATAGTAGAACAGGTGGAGAACCATTACATATCGTTGATGATAGCTTAACAGTTTTTCACGACCACTACCACCCGTTTTTCAGAAACTCTTATCCGGGCAAAAAACAATTCAACGAATTAAATTACCAACGTCTTGAAAGAGGCGAAAAAACAATTCCAAATGAGTAACGAAATTAAAGACAAGAACGGCATATTTACATCCGATGGTTCTAAGATGTTTTATCATCAGCAAGCTATGAACAATCTAAGGAATGGTAAAGGAACTCCAGTGGTAACGCATATCATGAGTTCTGACCTCTGTCAACATAGTTGCGCCTTCTGTTCAGTTGCTACAAGAGAAGGTAACGTACTTAAAATGTCGGATATAAAAATATACCTTGACCAATTAGTACCATTAGGATTAAAAGCGGTTATTCTTAGCGGTGGTGGCAATCCGCTACTTTATAGATGCCCTGAAACAAAAGTTGGTATAAGCGAATTGGTAACTTACGTAAAAAGTTTAGGACTTGAAATTGGTATGATAACAAATGGGATGCCGATGAAACGTGATGATAATGGACGGTTAGTTTGGAAAACGCTTACAGCCGAAGCAATGGATATGCTTACATGGGTAAGGATTTCAATGTCAGGTCTTGACCATAAAGAAGATGAGGTTTATGTACCCGAAATTGGAAGTGAAACTACATTAGGATTCAGTTATGTTTACCACGATATTTACCATGACCCACTTGACAAAAATCACGGAAAGGTAAGTACGCTTGCAGACCTTATAACGCCTATCGAAGACGTTAAAATTGAATATGGAGAAGATAGGTTACCAAAGCTAACAGAGCAATTAAAATACTATGTGGATACGTATAATCCCACATACCTAAGATTGTTGCCCAACTGTTTAGAGGTAGAAAGAATTGCAGGTCGTTGTGATGAATTGCAAAATGTAGCTAACATAATAAATCCCAATATTGCTTTTGTACAATACAAACCACCGGCAGCACCCCATGCCTGTTTTTTGGGATACCCACATCCTGTCCTCAATTCTGATAATTGGGTTTTTCCGTGTGATTCGACAGTATTGAATGTGGATGCACATCATAAGTTTGCTAATCCGTGGAGAGTTTGTCATGGGTCAGAGGTTGGTAAGCTATATGAAAATCCGGTTCATTCTTTAGTGGATTCACAAAAACTTTGTCCGGGATGCGTTTTTACAAAAACTAATACTTTGCTTGAAGCTGTAGTAAATGGAATGGAAACGCCAGTGCCAACAGAAACTCCAATTCATCCAAATTTTGTATAGCATCTTTTATGAAAAAAATAGGGTTACAATATAAGGAGATAATATATTTAAACGATGGAGTTGAAATTGTTATACCAACTAATAAGTGGGGAGAATTATCTCTTTTTATAGACAAAGAAGATTTAGATAAGGTATTAAAAGTAGGGTGGTATGTACGGAAACCAAAGCAGGTTTTTTATTGTTATGGTAGAGGGGTTGGTAAAAGCATATGCTCTATTCATAGGTTTGTATTAAATTTCCCGAACTGTAAAATAATAGACCATAAAGACCGCAATGGGCTTAATAACAGAAAATCAAATTTAAGAATAGCAACAGCTTCCCAAAACGCCGCAAATTCAATAGCGTCATCAAAAAAGAAAGTCCCGTGGAAAGGAGTTTCATTCATTAGTAAAAAGAATCTTTATGTAGTTCAATTAGTAAAGGATGGGTTACTTAGAAGTTTTGGTAGATTTAAAAACCCTTTATTGGCTGCCGCAAGATATAATGAAGTGGCAATAAAATATCACGGAGAATTTGCACGATTAAACGAATTTACGGAAGAACAAAAACAAATTATAGCAAACCCTCCATTGGAGCATAGGGTAGTAGGAAAGAACAATGCAACCGGTTTTACAGGAGTTTCATTAAATAGAAAAGGTAAAGGGATTAAAAAGTATATCTCAACAATATTTCATAATGGTAAAAATATTGGTTTAGGTCATTTTATGACAGCAGAAGAAGCTGCAATCGCATACAATCAAGCGGCATTTAAATACAAGGGATTAAAAGAAACGGTAAATAAAATTTTAAATAATGAATAATAACTACTTTGACTACATTGAAGAACTTTTCCACGATTGGCGGTACGACCACCCTAAAATCATGTATGGGATTATTCGTGCTATTAAGCCTGATGTGGTGGTTGAGTGCGGAACTTATAGAGGTTTTTCGGCTTGTTATTTTGCCAAAGCATTACAAGAAAATAAAAAAGGTCATCTTTATTGCATAGATAATTTTAGTTTGCATGAACACGTTTCAAAGTATGGCGACCCAAAGCAACACTTGATTGATAATTTTACCAAAGCAGGAGTACTTGATGTTGTAACATTGTTAGAAGGGAATTCAGATGAAGTACAATGGCCTGATAAAGTAGATTTTGCTTATGTGGATGGATGGCATAGTTATAAGATTTGCAAGAGAGATTTTATGATGGCATGGGATAGAGGGGCAAAAGTGGTTGGGTTTGATGATGTAAGGAATTGTGTTGGCACAAAATTGTTTCTTAAAGAACTTAGGGAGAACCCATTACCTAATTGTGATATTATGGAGTTTAGTGCAGATAATGGACTTGCATTGGTATCAAGAAGACCGGAAAACTTCCCTCTTAATTTTAGTCAGGAGTTACCAGATAATCCCGGAACAGATATTACAGCAATGACAGAATCGGAACAAAAAGAATATTTAGAAGGGGTTAGTAAAGTAACGGGTATTGATTATTCAAAACTTTGGGAGAAATAATGAACTCATATAAAAAATTAAAAGCAAAAAATAGAGATTTAACTGCGGAAGTATATGAACTTATTTTTAATCCTGATTCATATAACGCTATGCAGATTAAAGCAAGATATAAACTTATGTCTCAAATTGAAAAGGCTATAATGTCCGGCACTCACAGAAGCAATTATGAATTTGTTGTACCAGAAGGTTCTTTTTTTGCACAAGACAAACCATTGAATGAATTTTAAAATATAAAAAAGTTCTATAATTATGCGAATACTAAACTTAGCTTGTAGTGCATATAGACCACCAGCTCCATTTATAAACATAGACATCTTAAAAAGTGTATTCCCTATCACAACAGTAGAGCGTTCTCAAATAGATGCAGAACCAAACTATATTGAACATGACTTAACTAATGGCATCCCATTTGAAGATAATTCTTGTGATGGAATATTCCTTTCCCACTTCGTTGAACACTTAGATGCCCAAGAAGCTGTAAGGTTAATAAAGGAATGTAAGAGGGTTCTTATAACAGGTGGGGTAATGGTAGTATCTGTTCCAAATGCCACTTATTTTAAAAATGTTTACCCAAGAGATAAAAATGAAAACTGGCAAGAGCTATTTGAAGTTACCGATGTAAATAATCCAATACCAACCTTCATGGAAGCTGCATTGTTTTTTGAAGAACATAAACAAGTATTAACAGAAGATTCCCTTTGGTGTATTTTAACAATGGGTGGATTTGATGATACAGAAATACCAGACAGCGAAGTAAAAAAAATACTACAAAATTCAATTTCAGATAACAGAAATAAATTTTCATTAATTAAATGGGTAGTGAAATAATTTATGGGGAATAAAACAACTTCATTCTTACATCAGGGTTCTATTGGAGATGTCCATGCGTCTTTACCTGTTATGAAAGAATATCACAGAAAAACAGGTAAAAAAGTAATACTTTATTTAGCTAAAGATATAAAGGCGTTTTATTACGAAGGTGCAGTGCATCCAACAACCGATAGTTCAGGTACGCAAGTGATGTTAAATCAGCAGGTAATTGACATGATGATACCTTTGTATAAAGAGCAGCCTTATATTGAAGACTGTAAAGTGTGGAATGGCGAACCTATAAATGTTGATTTAGGTAAAATAAGAGAAACATTTGTTAATATGCCACATGGCGATTTGAGAATGTGGTATCCAATAGTATTCCCTGATTTAGCTTGTGATTTTTCAGAAAAATATATTGAAGTCCCTGAAATGAAAGAGAATATTGCTAAAGGGAAATTGATTGTAGCGAGGTCTGAAAGGTATCACAATCCACAGGTTAATTACAGATTTTTAAAACAGTTTGAAAGTAAGCTATTATTTGTAGGTAATGACTTAGAGTATGCAATATTTACTTTAAGATTTAACCTTAATATAGATAGGGTTATTATAAATGATTTTTTGGAATTGGCTCAAATATTAAATCAATCATTAGGGTTGCTATCGAACCAAACGCAAATTTTTCAGATTGCAGAGGCACAAAAAAATCCAAGAATAGTAGAACTTTGTTCATTTGCTCCAAATGTTATTCCAATGGGCAATGATGGGTATTATTTTTATGCACAAGAAGCATTGGAGTACTATGTAAAACTTTTATTAGGGGAACAACAAAAACCCAACTAAGTGGGTTATTGTTGTGGCATAAAATTAGTTTTAAATTATGCGTTAAAGAGGGTAGTCATCTGTGCAACAGTTTGAACTACATAATACTTATCTCCATTAGGCACTTGTACTGCACAATACACATTAATAGTGCTGCTTAATGCCCTTGTTGTAGATGCTGTACAATCTGTTAGTATGCAACCTTGTGTTGGGAAGCCTACAATATAAGGCCCAGTTGGTACAAGATTTTTCTGATTTAGTTGATAAACCGTTGTTGCTACAATGTTTGTTGCCATAAAATATATTTTAGAAGTTAAAGATGAATTATTTTTTGCAGATTAATCTTAAATTGATACCTTTATGGCTAAAGTTGATACCTACTATTTTGGATGAAGAAAAAATTCACATTAAGGATAAGCATACCACTTTATAACAGATTGCGTGTTTATGCAGAAGATAATGGATTTACAATAGTTGAAGCTATAAGATATATTTTAAACCAATTTTTTAAAAATACAATATGATAAAAGAAGTCCTTTACGGTAAAGAATCAAGAGATAGAATATTAGCAGGTGTACAAAAAATAACAAAGGCTGTCGGCAGTACAATGGGGGCAGCAGGTAAATGTGTGTTGATTGGGAACGCTGAATATGGACAAGACGGTTTGGTTAATATGCCTACCATTGTATCTAAAGACGGATATACAGTAGCGAAGCATTTTAGATTACCTGATGCAGTAGAGCAACGTGGGGCAATGATGGTAACAGAAGCAGCTACAAAGACAGTAAATGAAGCAGGTGATGCGACAACCTGTACTTGTGTACTTGCAGGTAGCCTTATTGAAAATGGCATGAAGTTAATTGATGAAGGGGCAAACTCACAGCAGTTAAAAAAAGGAATGGATAAGGCATTAGAATATGTGGTTGGTGAACTAAAGAAAATGTCTACACCCGTTAAAGGAGATATAGAACGGATTCGGCAAATTGCTACTGTTAGTGCCAACAACGATAAGGTTATTGGGGATTTAATTGCTGATGCTTATTCAAAAATTGGAGATGCAGGTATAATTGATATTGAGGCAAGTAATGGAACTTCAACAGAAATTAAGATTTCAGATGGCTTTAAAATAGATAGGGGGTGGATAAGCCCGTTATTTGTTACCAATAAGGCAAAGGAAACTTGCGAATTTGATAATCCATTAATACTTTTATACGATAAGAAAGTAACCCACCACACACAAATTGAACGGGCAATAGGTATATCCATTCAGGAAAATAAACCACTATTAATAATTTGTGAAGATTCAGAAGAAGAAGGGTTGGCTTATTTGGCTATCAATAGCTATCAGCAAAGGTTTAGGGCTTGTGCTGTTAAATCTCCTGAATTTGGCAATCTAAGACGTGAATGGATGGAAGATATAGCCCTTATAACAGGAGGTGATTACGTAAGTGATTTACATGGTTTAGATATTAAAGAGGTTGAATTATCAAATTTAGGACAGGCTGAAAAGGTTATTATATCAGCCACAGAAACAATTATAAGGGGTGGTAAAAGGGATTCTGAAAAGTATGATGAAATGATTGCTGACCTACAAATGAACTTAGCCCAAGCCAAAACAGAAGATGAAAAATACCCAATAGAAAAAAGAATAGCACGTTTGAACAGTAGTGTAGCTGTTATCCAAGTAGGTGCTGCCACAGAAACAGAATTAAAAGAAAAATTAGACAGGGTGGATGATTCAGTAAGGGCAACAAGGGCGGCTATTAGCGAAGGTTTTTTAGCAGGTGGTGGTACAGCATTTTTAAGAATACCTGACACTGTTACAATAAGTGGTAACATAGATTACTTAAAAGGTAAAAAACTTGTACTTGATTCACTAAGTAAACCACTTATTCAGATATGCGAAAACGCAGGAGTTAATTCAAAGGAAGTTTACTTAAAGGTTTCAGTAGAACAAGGGAACATGGGGTACGATGCTTTAACGGGAGAAATAGTAGATATGGTTGAAGCAGGTATTATAGACAGCACCAAAGCCCTTAGATGTGCATTAACTAATGCGGTATCGGTGGCAGGTATGGTTCTTACAAGTGAATGTAGCATAATAACCGTAAGCTAATGTTTCACGATTCACACAAGTAATATAATATATAAATATGTCTATTCCAAAAGCTACAAATAACTTCATATTCATAATTAGGGATGAAGTAGAAAAAGAAAAAGCAGGTATAATTATACCGGGCAAAGGAAGGGTAAAGCCAAGCAGGGGTGAAATTTTTTCCATTGGGGGTAAAGTAACCGACCCTGATATAAAAAACGGCAAAGGGAAAAAAGGGATTTTCTACGCTGGAATCGGTCAAGAAATTGACATTGATGGGCAAGTTTACCTATGCCTAAACGAGCAAGAAATCATTGGTGTAATTTAATGGTAAGCGTAAATGGCAAGATATTAGTACGTTCCAATTTATCCCAAAAGGATGAAGTGGTAATCAATGGTGTAAAGTTAAAGACGGCTGCCTTATTTGACACAAATTACAGGGAAAAAAGCCCTACCATTGCAGAGGTGGTTACAGGTAACAGGTATTTGAAATCGGGGGATATAATAGTTTGCCACCACAATACTTTCTACGAACCTTCACCTTATTATCTTGAAGAAGATTTATTCTCCATACCATACGATAATATAGTGTTTGGCACTTTGGATGAAAACGGGAATATAAGTCCATTAAACGGGAACATAATTTGCCAAAGAATACCAACAGATAACCGACCTGAAATACCAATACAATATCGAAAAACTTTTATTGATAGAGCAGAAGTATTAGATGGCAGATGGACAGACTACAAAAAAGGGCAAACCATTATCCATAGATTAAATGCAGGGTACGATATAGTGTACAACTTCAATGGAACTGAAAAAAGAGTAACTAAGGTACATGAATCACAAGTAGTTGGTATTATCAAATAATTAAGTAACTTTATTGCCAAATATCTAATAATGGCAGAAAATTCCGCACAGGATTTAAACTACAATCCTTTATTGCAGCGTTTCTTTTTATCAAGCGAAGAAAAGAAATCAAAAGAGAAAGGCAAGATTATAATGAAAGCCTTTTATGCACAGCAGACTTCTAATGCGACAAATTACAACTATTATTTAGGGCGAAAGGCACGACAGGAAGAACTACTTCTATGGTCAAAAGGCTCTCAAAATCAAAAAGAGTTCTTGGACTATATGGGGGTAAGTGACGCAAATAAGGCGTGGGTCAATATGGACTTAACCCCCCAAAGAATAGCACCGTGGTTTGTAGGGGTATTAGTTGAAAGCATGAGTAAGAATAAGGGTTATCCAAGTGTAGATGCCATTGATAATGGAAGTTTAAGTGAAAAAGAAGATAGGTTATACGAAGCTCTTTTTCGTATGCACGAAATAGAAACCATAAATGCTTTACAGCAAGAATCAGGGGTACAATTAGAACCAAGTAATGTTTATGTTCCTGATGATGAAATGTCAGCTAAAGTATATTTTCAGTTAGAAGATAGATTACCAAAGGAAATAAGGTTTGAGCAGATGTTGAATATGGTTATGGATAATATTCAATTTGAAAAGGTACTGAACAGGAAAACATTATACGATTTTGTAGTTTTAAATACCGGCATTACAAAAATAGAAAGACTTGCTCCAAAACAATATACAGTAAGAAAATGTATATCCAATAACTGTATATGGAATTTCTTTATGAATGATACAGGGGAATTAGAAATAACAATGATAGGGGAGTTCTACAATCTTAAAGTAAAAGATATTCGCTCACGTTTTGGTAAAAGTGAAGAACGACCAAGTGGATTAAGTGAACAGGAAATATTTGATTTAGCCAAACTTTCAAATAATAAAAACATAGGTACGTTCAACTATATGTGGGATAATACTTATGCCATGTCAGATTTTATTGGTAACAGACCTTATGACGATTGTTCTATTTTGGTAATGGATTGCGAAATAGATTGTGGAGAAGATACCTACTATGTTTCAAAAAAAGATGCTTTTGGAAGGGATGATATTCAAGCTAAAAAAAGTATTCCATACCAACAAAAAACAAAAGAAGGCAAAATTATAACGCAACCAAAACCCGATAATGTAGAAGTAATAAAGAAGCAAAAGAAACAATGGATGCGTGGTGTATATGCTCCATACGGGGATAAAATTATTTATTGGGGTGAAGCAGATTTAATCATTAACCAATATACTGATACATCAAAGCCGTTATCTTCTTACACAATAAATATTCCGAATAACGATGGTAGTTATGTTCCTTCTTTATTTGAAAGGATAATGGAGCCGCTTCGTGAATACTCAATAGTTAAATTAAAAAGAAAGCAATTAATATCACAGATACGCCCAAGTGGTATTCGTATTGATGTTGAAACAGCAAGGAACTTAGATTTAGGTACAGGCGATAGTATTTCGTGGGAAGAAGTTTTAAGAATATATAACCAAACGGGTAATGAAGTTTGGAGTAGTAAAGGACTTGACCCACTACAAAGAGAAGCACCGCCAATATCAAATACAGTACATGATACCACAGTAGCCAAAGTGGTTGAAATGACAAATGTATTGGATAGTATCAGGCAGGAAATTCGTTTACTCATAGGCGTACCACAATACAGAGATGGTAGTGATGTTGGGGATAGGACAAGTGGTGTACTTCAAAGACAGCAGGAAACAGCAGCCAATAATGTAACCGACTTCGTATTAAATGCCAATAACCAGCTTTGGGAGCAAACCAGCTACAAATTATGTTTACTTCATTGGAACGATATAGTAAAAGAAGAACCTGAATCAAAAGAAGATATGATTAACACAAGGTTCAAAGTATCGGTAAAGATGAAGTCTACTGAATTTGAAAAGGCACAACTTGAAAAAGATATTGACAGGTATAGTGCAGTACCCGATGCTTTAGGACAGCCATCATTAACATTAAAGGACGCAATGATGATTCGGGAAATTGATGACCCTAAATTAGCCCGTTGGTATCTTACCAAAACATACGAAGAAAATAGAAGAAAGGCAATAGCCGATAGCAGCAGGGCAGTAAAAGAAAATGCAGAGCAACAAAATATGTCTTTAAAACAAGCTGGCGAAAATGAACTTGCTTTACTGAAAGAAAAACAAAAAGAAGAAAAGGATTTGGAAATGTTTAAATCCACACAAGCCAAAGAACTTGCATCTGTAAATGGTTTATGGCAAGCCATAGGAAAGCAAATAATTTCGCCCGATATAGCTATGCCAATAATACAGCAGTTAATTCCAAACATTTCCATTCCATTATCCATAGAAACCAAAATATCAGAACAAACAGCAGCAGCACAAGACCAAGCCATGATGCAGCAACAACAAATGCAAGAGCAACCAGAACAGGAGCAAATGGAACAAGAACAAATGGAAACACAACCTCAAATGATGTAAGTATATGGCAGAAGATTATAAACCTGCAAAAACAGAATCAGAAAAAAAAGATTTAAGAATACAATCACTTGAATCTAAGTTAGAATCTCTTGGAGTAAAAGGGGATGCAAAACTGTATTATTCTTTGAACAAAAATATGTCTGACTTATCAGATGCCTTAGATAACACTCAAATATCTGATATAGACTTATCTGACCCAAAAGATAAAACAATGGAAAGGCTAAAAACAATTTGGTCTGCAATTACTCCATTAGCAGAAACTCTTAAATTTTTAAAGGCAACAGCAGGGGTTACAGGTGATGAAGAAAACGATAAGATACGTAAACCATTTGTTGATACAATAGCGGAAGATAGAAAGTAATGGGTGACGTAATAGAAATATATGGAACTAAAGTAAGACTGCCGGATGAACCGCCAGTATCAGAAATTATAAACTATGGCAAAGAGCGAAAGCAACAAAAGTTTGTAAGGGCTGACTTGCCTTCATTTTTTGAAGCGGTTGAATATAATAAAGATGGCGATTTAATACTTACCCCCGAACAAGAAATATTTGCAGCACAAGAGGTAAAAAGATGCAAGAAAGGCGTATGGGTTATGATTGGAGGTAGGTTAAGGTACATAACAGGGAAATACTATTTTTTTCTACAATACTACATTCTTGAAGATGGAACTGTACCGGACTTTAGGGAAGCAGATAGAATTTATTATCTATTCCATGAGTATTGGTTTGATATTGATTGGTGTCTTGGAAATATAAGAATTAAAAAAAGAAGACAGGGGGCATCATCTCAATCATGTTCCAACATTCTTTACGAAGCAATATTCTTTAAAAACTCAAATTGTGGTTTAATATCAAAAACCAAAGAAGATAGTCAGGATACATTTACACAAATGATAACAGCCCCTTACAGGGAGTTACCTGTATTTTTGAAGCCAAAACAGGTTAATAAAGAAGATAGTGTTACCAAATTAATATTTGCACATAAATCACAAAATATAAGAGAAGGTGTAGCGTCTGCTATTAAAAAGAACGAAGGTAATAACTCAACTATAAATTTTAAAGCACCTGTATTAAATGCGTATGACCGGGGACGTATGAGTTATGTTCTTGGAGATGAATTTGGTAAGTACCCTAAAGATGTTCCGGCTAATCAGTTGCTTGGCATTATATCAAAGACATTAGTTAAGGGGGTTAAGCGTGTGGGTTGGATTGATATGCCTTCTACAACAAATGAAATGTCTAAGGGTGGTGGTGAAGAATATAAAAAAATATGGGATAAGGCTAATCAATTTGTAAAGAAGCCAACAATAAACAGGATAGTTCGTTTTTATCAGCCAGCTTATGAGGCATACGAAGGTTTTATTGATGAATTTGGAGATAGCGTAATAGGTGAACCTGATGAAGAAACGTATCAATACCTTGTAAGCAGATGGGTTAAATATACCGAAGATGGTGAACTAAAATCGGAACTTTGTGAAGAAGATGTAAGATTAGGTGCAAGGGAGTATGTTGAAGTTAAACGAAGAATAGGGTTAACGGGTATAGATTACGAAGAAGAAGTTCGTATGAATCCGTGTACCGAAGAAGAAGCGTTTATGTACGCAGGGATGGGATGTGAGTTTAATTCTGCAAACATTCAAATGCAAATAAAAGAGTTAGAAGATAACCCACCATATATCAGACAAATGAGGTTAGTTCCTGAAAACAAAATAACTAAATCTATATTCCCTAATAAGCCTGATAAAGTAGAAGTTTTCACTAAGCCTATGGATGATAAAAAAGGTGGGTGGAATATTTTAAAGTTCCCTGATATACAAAATAACTTTGCATATAAAGGGGGGTACTTAGAACCACTAAATAAGTCAAGATATATTATTGGCGTTGATACAACAAAGGGGTTGGTTTCTGTTCATGGTTCAAAGCCTGTTATCCTTGTCTTTGAAAAATCATTTATAGAGGATGGCGAAGAAAAAGGGCTATGTCCAGTAGCAATGTATTTAGATGAAACAAGGTTAGATATTCATTTTGATGAACAAGTATTACTTGCCTGTAAATTTTGGGGCTGCACTGTTAATTATGAGATAGATGCAAGAGGGGACTATTATAGGTATTTCTGTAAACAAAATGCACAGGCTTTTTTAGAATGGACACCAAAGATTGCCCAAAATCCAGTTAAGAGAAACAAACTAATAGAGCCGGGAACAAGGTCAGGCGACCCGTTCCAATTAGCGCAGCAACTTCAAATCGGGAAAATGTACATAGACGGAACTGATATGGATTTATACAATGGTCATGTACATAGAATTAAATTTATTTCGTTACTAAAACAACTTTTAAAATACGACCATAACGATAGAACTCCTTTTGATGAATGTATTGCATTATTTATGGCACTATTACCAATATTTAGTGAGCAACAAAGACCACAATCGGTAATCACTACACCAAAAATACTACCTCAATATAAGATTAAGATGGTTTCTTAATCAATCAAATTTTTCCTTAAATAGTTGGCTACTAAATGTGCAATGCTTTTACATAAGCATCGTTCTCTTAAAATATAAATTTTCTTTTGTAGAGTTGGAAGTGGAATATTATTCTCTTTTGCTATTTCAGCAACCTTATATCCATTTGCCAATAGTTGAACAATTTCGGAGTTACTCATAGGGTATAAAATTATACGATAATTTCCATACTACAAAATTTTAAATAAGGTTAAATGTAACTTTATGCCTAAATAAATATCCCCATTTATGGCAGACGATATAATTGAACAACAAGCGGAAACGCAGGTAGCAGAAACACAAGTAATAGAACCTACCGTAGAGCAGCAAATAGCTGAACAAATGAATTTCAGGTTGAATGGTGGAGAGCCACCAGCACAATCAGCCGAAACAACGGAAACGCAAGTAGCTGAAACAACAACTACAACGGAAGTTCCTGAATTTAAGTTTCAGACTTTTACTGAAAAGTACGGGTGGCAAAACCCAGAAGATGCAGCTAAAGAGATTGAAGAACTTAGGCAGCTAAAAGCTAACCCTGTAAAGGAAGAACTAAAGTTTGAGAACGAGAAAAGTGAAAAGATAATCAGGGCTTTACAGGCAGGTAAATACGATGATTTATACCAAGTACTGCATGAAGAAAGGCAGTTGGAAAGGCTTACAGCAGCAGAAGTAAATAAAGATACTGCAAATGACATTATAAAGTTGTCAATGCAGATTAAGTATAAAGATGAAGGTTTAACAGAAGCAGAGATTGAGCATAAGTTCAAAAAGCAGTATGGAATACCAAAAGAGCCAATTGAATTAGCAACAGAATCAGAAGAAGAATTTCAGGATAGACATAATGAGTGGAAAGATAGAGTGGCTGAAATTGAGATGGAAAAAATAATTGATGCAAAAGTAGCCAAAAGGGAACTTGAAGCTGCTAAATCAAAAATAGTTCTACCTAATATAGAATCGGAAGCGGATGAAGGCTATCTCCAATACAAGTTTAATTTGGAAGAATCAGCTAAAGTTGCAGCCGAAAATATAGAAGCATATAAGACTTTCAATCCAAAGTCAATAGAGACAAAAATAGATTTTAATGACGAAGCCAATAAAATCGCATTTCAGTTTCAGTTTGAGCCGGACACAGAAAGTTTTAACAAGGCAATGGAATTTGTAACCAACCCCGAATCGAAGAACCCTTTTATCAATCAGGACGGAACAACTGATAGAAAAAAAGTTTTAGAAGCGTTGTATTTTGGATTGAATAAAGAAAAAATACTGTTGGAAGCAATGAAGCAAGCCAAAAATGCCACACTAAAGTCGCAACTACCTGATAATTCAAATAGCGGTATAGGGACAAGATTTGTTCCACAATCACAAGAACCAAACGAATTACATCAGTGGATGACGGCAGCAGGGGTGGTAAAATAAAAAATTTTACTCATTCTTTAAATTAAAAAATCATGCCATCAGCAATAGTAAGGGGTGCAACTGGACAACCGGGGCCAATAGCATACCCATCGGGAATAACCACAGGTATATTCAACGAATTAAACTTTGTAATCCCTGATTACATACCCGGTATCATCGCAAAATACGGTAACAGTTCTTACGCCCTTGTAATGGAATTACTTGGAAGGTCAAGCGTAGAAACCGTAAATACAACAACAAATACTTTCTCTCATTTTGAAAAAGGTCGTCCTTACGGTTCAGGTTTAGTTAACGCTAATGTAACCAGTGATACTGCTGGTGCAGCTATAAATATCACGCTTAAAAGTCCACAATCTTATAATGACGGTACAACAGGTACACAATCTCCATTCTTGTTAAATCAGGTGGTTAAAATACGTTCTAACGGGCGTAAATTCCGTGTAACTGCAATTACCCGTACAACAAGTGCTTTTGTAATTGAAGCTACTCCTTTGGGCTTATATACGCTTATCACAGGTACAAGTGGAACTACCCTTAATGCAGGTGAAGGATTGGAAACTTTTGGTAATCAACTTGCAGGTGAAAGTTCTGATTCACAAGGTACAATGCAACAAAAGATGTACCGTTATGATAACACTGCAACAGTTTTACGTGCATCTACTAAGGCAAGTGATTTAGCAGGTATGAATAAAACACAGATTGACTTTGGTGGTGGTAATTTCTATGAGCCAGCTTTAGCTATCCAAACCATGAATCAAAACATGATGATGGATATTGAAGATGCAGTAATGGAAGGTGTACCATACGCTAATACTACCGCAACAGGTACAGTAGGTGTTATCCCTGCCGTTGAAGCAAGGGGTTCTGAAATTGATTACGTACAATACGCTTTTGCTATTGGTGATTTCCAAAACCTTACAAACGTATTGGATGCTAACGGTGGCCCAAGAGAATACCATTTCTTACAAGATTTAAAGCAACGTCAGGATATTAATAACCTGTTGTTTGGTGTTTACAAAAATGGTGCTATCAGCTACGGTTCAGCAGGTGGAGATGCAGTTACATCGGCTGCTTATGGATTTAATGGTTTCTCAACAGATACCTTTAACTTCTTCTTCCATCGTTACAAAGGATTTGGAGCAGAAGCTACTTTTGGTTATGTACCTACACAGGGCGATTACAGGGCTTTCTTTGGATTGGCAGTACCACAAGGTACAATCGTTGATGCTAAAGACGGTGCAACACGCCCACAATTACAATTTGTATATCAGCAAAATCCTGACATCACAGCAGGTCAGAAGATTTACAGTTGGGATTTAGGTTACACCAAAGCAACCAAGACAACGATTGCCGAAAACAAGTATGAGCAAATCGCTTATGTAGGTTCTCGTGTGTTGGCAGCAGAGCAATTTGCTGTATTAAAAGGAATAGCGAGTTAGTGAATAATAACAGGGTGTGGAAATATTTCCACACCCTCACTTTTAAAACATAAAAAATGGCAGACGCTACAATCGTAGCCCCATTAAAAAAAATCGAGTTCGTTGAAGAATTTGAGGGGCTAAAAGTAAAAAAAGATTCAAATGAGCATCGTGCATTGATGCAAGAATTTGATGCTACAAAAAAGTATGTTTTCCAACTTGCAGCAGAAAACATGGAACTTGAAAAACCAGTTATTGATGCAAGGACAAACCGACCATTACCACACAAGAAGTTTAAACCATTACAGAATTTGATAATGACTTCCCAAATAGTTTGGAATAATGGTAGGGTTGGGATAAGGTACTACGATGGTTGTGAATCTATTTTTGTTTCGCAGCAACCAAAAGAAAAGGATGTAATTGACCAGTTAATTCAGACAACAAGGAGGCGAAATTTTCTGAATGGTAAAATGGTAGTTGAAGGGTATGAAAAACAACTTTTGCTTTATTTAAGCATTTGTAGTTGGAATAGCGATAGTATGTTTAGGACAACAACTTCTACCCCGATATTCACGCCACAAAATGCAGAGAAAATGGCAACCGTTGAATCTGACAGGTTAGATAAGATTGAAGAAGCAATGGCATTAGCAAGGGAGGCATCTGATACTAAAATGAGAATCCATGCAGCATACTTAGGAATACCAATGGAAGATTACGATTCAGGTAACGAACTTACTGATAAAGAAATAAGAACAGAATACCGTAAGGCAGCAAGTAAGAATCCAAAAGAGTTCATAGAAAGCTATGGTAATAAACATTTGGAAACAAAATACTTTATTGACCAAGCGTGGTTAAAAGGGTTAATCCATAACAAGTTTAATCCAAACAAAGCCACATGGAAATCAAGCAATACGGTAATATGTGATATTTCAGGATTGAAAAGTTCAGAAGCTATTTGTGATGCAATATTTGAATTTTCAAAAAGTGAGGAAGGAGAAGAATTTTTGATTCAATTAAAGGCTATTAGCGAATAAAAGCTAATTAAGATAATGTGAAGCAGCCTGTTTTTATTTAATTAAGGACAGGCTGCTTTTTAAATAAATAGGAATGAATACTTGGAGTGTTGATAAAATTTATAATCTACTAAAGTTCTTGTTAAGGCAGAACCAATCAGGAAGTATTAGTGTTTCTGATTTTTTTAACGCATGGAATACAGAACAAAATGCTTATCATTCTGATTTGTTAGGTAAGTGGCAAAAAATAAGTAATAATAAGACAGGCACAAACACAGGTCTTATTATGAATGAAACGATAATGACACAGCTTGCCCCTTTTACAATAGCTGGTTCTGTCGCTATCGCAAGTGGACAAGCAACGAAGCCTGATGATTTTATTTATGGATTAGCAAGGAGATTAGAATTAAGTGGGGATGAGTTTTTGGTTACAAAAATAAATCATGGTCAAAAGTGGTATGTTAATAATGATGTTATTGACCCACCAAGCGTAACCAATAGTTCTTACTACATAATTGAATATGAATATTACTATGAGGTGCTACCTACATCAGCCACAGGTAATCTACAATTAGATTATATAGCACATCCCGAAGACGTTAAATGGGGGTTCACCTATGATGCACAGAACAGACAGGTTTATAATGCAGGATTGAGCATACAGCCTAAGTGGTCTATACCAACAGTAATTGAGATTACGAAAAGAACATTAACAAATTTTGGCGTAAGCTACAAGGATAGAGATTTTACAAATTTTGGCGAAAAAAATACGGTTACAGGTGACAGTTAAAATTTTAAGTTATGGCACTAACATCAGAGCAAATACAGAATAAGTTATTTTGGTTTGCAGACGTAGCACAAAAATTTCATCACGATACAAGGTCTTTTGCAGAACATAAGGCACTTGATTTTTTATACACAGAATTATTCTCATTCAGAGATAGTATTTGTGAATTAATAATAGGGTATCAAGATGGTAAAAGAATAGGTAAATTGCAGATTGATGAAATTCCTGAATACAGCCATGCAGCAGCAGTTAAGTTAGCTACATTGGTAAAAGAGTTTGCTTACCAAATAGAAGATTGGGCAGAAGAAAAAAAGTATTGTGATATTGAAAATACTGCACAGAGTTTATCAGGAGTTGGAGCAAAATGCTTATATTTATTAACGCTTACTTAATTATAAAATACAATGGCATCAACAATTACCGCACAAAATTTTACAGCGACAATATCTACACAGATAACGCTAAACGGACAACCAAAGGTTACGGAAAACCAATTGGTAATATCAGATGTAAATGAATACGATAGCAGGATAATGAATATCCCTACTTCAAGTGAAGTAACAGTTGTTCAATTTGCATCGGCAGTAGCAGCAGGCACATTCATAAGTGGAGATATGAAGTACCTACAAATAACCAATAAGGACACTGTAAACTATTGTCGTATCAGGGTTAAGAAAAATGGTGCAGATACTTTCGATATGAAATTAGATGCTGGAAAAACATTCCTTATGGGTAATGTAAAAGAAAGTGTAAGTGCCACAGCAGCAGCATTTGCAGTATTTGCAGACGCAGATTCAGTTTCAGCACAAGCATACACAGCAGAAGTTCCAATAGAGTACGTAGTAGTTTCAATTTAATAATTATGGCATTAGGGTACACATGGAATCAGCTTATTATACGCCTTGAAAAGCATATAAATAACGACTACCCCGGAACTGATTTTTCAGTAACGAGAAATGAATTATTGCTTTATATCAACGAGGCGATGTCAAGTGGGGTTATTGGACAGGTTTATGGAGGGGCTAAAGTGTTGGGAACTTTAGAGATGCCTGAATCGTATATCCTGCAATTCCAATTAGCAGCATTAACGCAGGATAACGTAACTAAGAATTGGTATAGCACTTTACCACAACCACCATTATCATTACCGTTAGGTTATAGTATTAACAGGGTTTATTTTGCTAATTCAGTAAATGGACAAGGTAGAGATTGTATTGCTATAAAAGCTAAAAGAGTTGGAAGGAGAATGGCAATGCCAATGCAATTTGGAGTTAGGTATTGGGTAACAGGACAAAAAATATGGTTGGCAGCAAGCGATGGAAGTTCTTTATTAAATCAGGATTGTTATATTGAAATGCCAAGTACAAGAGTTACGTCATTAACCGACACAACAAATATTCCTGATGATGCTATTGAAATGATATTTACCAAAGTATTAGCAAGGTTAAAAGATAGGTTAGGATTACCACAAGACACAATCCAAGATGATTTACCGGCTGGAAATAAGGCTTCATAATTTTTTAATTTAAAAATATAAAAATGGCAAAGAAAGTAAAAGAAGTAGTAGTTGAAGAAGTAAAAGAAATTGAACCAACGGTTGAAGTTATTGAAGAAACAGCAGCAGAACCAATAGCAGAAGAATTAGAAATACCTACAATTTATATTCCTGATATTCCTGCTCAAATGATTGAAACAAAAACTTCTGAACATGAAACACCAACAGTTGAAACTGAAATAGATTTCTTACAAAGGATATTGAATATTCAGGAAAACGGTGGATTTGGAAGACACTTGAACGGTATAATTTACGAAAGAATTAAATCATTGAGTTAATGGCAAACGATATTGATTATTATACCCCACTCCAAACAGTAGTAGCATACTGTATGGATGGTAACGGGAAGTCAGATGGAGACCAAGACCAAGCATGGCTGTTAGGTTTAAGGGCATTGACTGACCTAAATTATGAGTTCGCTGGGCAAGTAGTTACTGTACGGTTGCCTATAAATTCTAATAAAACAGTTAGTTTCCCATCAGGTGTAATATCATGGACTAAAGTAGGGTTACTAAATGAAAGTGGACAAACGGTAACTATTAAGGTTAATAATAGTTTTACAAAGTGGAGAGATTTAAATCCTAATAGAATAGAATTACTTACGCCTGATATTAATAATTCAATAGCAGCACTTACAGCAGCGCCATTATTTCTTAACTATTATTATAACGGTAATTACTGTAATTTATTTGGTGTTAATAATGGACTTATTCAATATGGAGAATGTAGAGTTGATGAAGCAAATGGGGTGATAATATTGCCAATTGATTTCAGGTATGACCATGTTATGTTTGAGTATTTATCTGCTCCAATTAAACAAGAAGATTACATGGTTCCAACCGCATTACAGGAAGCAGTAATCGCATTTATTGAATGGAAGCTAAAGTTAGCACCAAGAGAAATGTATATTGCTGCTAAGACAGAAGCACGTAGACGGATGCCTAATAAAAAAGTTACTTTACAACAAATTTCGCAAGTTGTAAGGGAGTCTTCTGGCATGAAATTGCGTTCTTAAAATAAATAAAAATGGCAGCACCAGAAGGGGTAACACCCGTATATAATAATGTAGTTGTTTCTGTTTATCAGTTTGGTAATGGATTTGGCATAAGGGGAGCAACACCTAATGCTTTGGTAGGGTCGGTTTATAAGATAGGAAGTAATGTGTACAATATTTCAGTTTCTCAAAAGGTAGGGTTTTTAAAAACGAGTGCTTTTTTTGCAACTGATTTAGGAGAAACATTTATAGCAGTTTCAAAGGATGATATTTTAATAACGTATGAAGACATAGCACCATAATGGCAGAAATAAAAAACTTTAATGGAGTAATGGATACGGATAGCCCTAATGAAACCATTGGGGCTGGCTTTATTAAAGAAGGGAGGAACATAAAATTCAGGGGAGATAAAAGTAGTTGGAGGGTTGAAAACATTGAAGGGAATACACTTGTACCATGTAATCTGCCAGCAGGAGTTAATGAAACTATCGGAGCATTTTATGATGAGTTAAAGCAGCGTATATTTTATTTTATCTATAATTCCAATGGTAATCATAGTATAAGGTATCTTGAACTTGACACACAGACAATAATAGATTTATTAGTTTGTGGAACAAATACAGACGGAGATATTTTAGGGTTTACATTGGATGGTAAAATATATAATGTTAAGATTCTTTATGGAGATGATACGCAGGGAGATACTATTTACTTTAATAACTCACAAAAAGAACCATGCCAGCTAAATGTTGAAAGAACTATTGCTGGTACTTATGGGGTAATGACAAGAGATTTTTTAGAAGTCATTAAGTACCCTGCAAACAGACCTCCTTATGTTACTTATGGTGATGATGCTACTATAACTGTTAATACACTTCGTAAAAAACTATTCAGATTTATGACACGCCCTGTTTATTATAGCAGGGAAAAAAGTGTGGTAAGTATGAAAAGTGAAGTACCATTACCAATAAATGCAGCAGATACAGCGATTGATAAAGACCCTACAAAGAATTGTAAAATATCAATCGTTTATGAAACACTTGGGGCAGACGTAGAGAAAATAGAAATATTAGGACAGGTTAGCGGAAAGTCAGATGAAAACGGACAAGTTGACCCTAATGCTTTTGGAGACCCATTTCTTATACAAACAATTAACAAATCAGATTTAAGTTTAAGCGATAATGATATTGCTACTTTTGTATTTTATAATGACCAAGCATATACAGAAATTGACCCAGAGGATGCTATACAGTTATTTGATTTAGTTCCATTGGAAGCTGATTCTTTGGAAATGCTTAATGGTAATGTTCCGATATATGGTGCTATTACAGAAGGGTTTGATTTATCTTCAATTACAGCCACAGTAACACCTTCTGCCATACCAAGAATAGATACACAGTTACCATATATTTTTGTTGGGAATCAATCAGGTGATAGTGCTTTTGGTACAGGTAATATTCATTTAGTAGTTATAGGAACAGTAGCCATAGGTTATGTATTTACATTTATTACAACTAATCAAACAGTTACATTTACAGCCACAGTAGCAACAACGGCAAATGTAATAACAGGGTTGGCAGCAGCAGCAGTTGTAGCAGGGTTTACAGTTGTATCATCAGATACCGAAAATTTAGTTGTAATACAAACAGGGGAAAGTTTACAAACAGTAGTAAGGCAAGCACCAATATTGGCAGTTACAAATGAATTTGCACATAATTGGAACGATAAAGAGGCTTATGGAGTTGTTTATTTTGATAAAGCAGGAAGAACACCGGGGGTTATAACAAACCAAGACTTGTCTTTTCAAACACTTAATTATACAGAAACAGCAACCGTACCCAATATTACACAGTTGCTTTTATCTATTAGCACAAGACCTCCTGATTATGCTTATTATTTTTCCATAGTAAGAACAAAAAGTTTAGCTAAACTAAAATTCCTTTATTGGGTAAGCGATAGTACTTATAAAGATTCTGAATTTGCATGGATAAGTATTGAAAACTTAAATACATTTATTGAAAAAAATAAACCAAACTCTAATTTCTTGGCATACGATTTTTCGCCCGGAGATAGGATTAGGTTTATAAAGGTTTTAAGTGGTAGCGTTAATACAGTTTATACAAATCAGGATTTTACTATTATAGGTCAGGAATTATCGCCTACTATAAACGGTGTAGTAAGAACAGGGCAGTATTTAAAAATATCATTACCTGCAACAAGTGGAACTTTTGATTTTGGCACAAGTGATTTTTTTAATTATGAAATAGAATTATATACACCTGCACAATCAGTAGCCAACAGCTTAAATAAATATTATGAAATAGGAGAAAGGTTTACAATTGGAAATCCAACAGAAGATACAAGGTATCATCAGGGTATGACACAAAACCAAACTTCTAACCTTTCGCAGCCAGCTACCTTTACATTTAATAAAGGGGATTTTTATTATAGAGAAAGACAAATAAATGTAGGTGCTGAATACGATTACCAAGTACAGGCTTATGAACAAGGAGATGGAAGGACAACAATGGGAGTTACTTTTGAATCTTCAACATACACAGACCCGAATATAACACCCGGAAGTTCCCCTAACATGGATTTAGCTACTTTTGATATTACCTCTAATGTTGACAGGGCTATATTAAACATAACCACTGGAACTTATACATTCAGAATAAAAGGTTCTATAACGGTTAATTTTTATGATTTTGGAGAAAACTTTGCATATTGGCTTCAAGATAGTAGCCTTAATATAACCAACCTTGTACCCATGCAGCCTATTGACCAAGGGCCGCACACATTTACATTTGATACTACCTTTCAGATGACAGGGCCAATGCGGATATTTATTTTTGCATATTCAGAAGGTGATTTCCATAATTCAAAAGGGTACAGTTCATCCGATATAAAAATAACAAGAGAATTACCATACACCGTACCCGTTATTGATGCTAACTATTCTGATTATTTTTCAAGTGCATTAAATTCAGATGGCAGACCATTTATAGAGCAGCCTGATGCAGCAAGAAATTATAATCCAATATTACTAAGGTGGGGCAAGCCAAATATTATTAACACAAACATTAATGAAGTAAGCCGTTTTACAGTACTTAATTTTGATGAAATTGATTTGGCTAAAGGAGATATAAAATTACTTAGTGTAGAGAATAAGGTTTTAAATGTTTTACAAAAAAGAGGTTGTGGATGGTATGCTATTTACGCCAAAGTATTGCAAGACCAAAAAGGAGAGAATGTAATTACAACAACAGATGAAATACTTACAAGAAATAATATTCAGTATTTGGCAGGGAACTATGGAATAGGAGATAATAAGGGGAGTTTTTCCAAAACAAAGTCTGGTTATTATTTTACTGATTCAGTAAGAGGGTATCAAATAAGAAAAGACCTGAATGGCTTAACTCCAATTAACGAATTATTTTTAGGGAAATACAGGATAAGGAATATCATAACAAAATATAATGATGCTTATGTAAGACCTAATGGAGCATTGTCAATAATTTTTGGGTACTATGATTATTTTGAAGAACAGTATGTTGTATTTTGTCAGGGTGGTACTTTTGGAGATGAATCAATAGTTGACCAAAGTTTTTCATTTAATGAAATAAGAAAAGGGTATTGTTCTTTTTATGATGAACTACCTGAATGGATTGTTTGCGCCCAAGATATAACTTTTGAATGGAAAGCAGGGCAAGTTTATGTTAGAGATAATACAGCAGAATATGGTAAAAGATTTGGAGTACAAACATACCCAAGCGTTACCATTGTATTTAATAATAAAGAAGTAATGAGAAAGACGTTTAATACACTTTCTTACCAATCAAACAAAAAATGGACTTCGCCAGCTAACGGGGATATTATTACTTCTGAAATAAACGAACAAACAGGTTTGCAGCAAATATCTTCATTAATAGAACAAGATGGAACGCAAAGGGGAAACTACTTTGATTTCGCTTTATTAAGAGATGCTAACAGTATGTTAGATTCAAGAGAGGCATTGCTAAATGGGGATTATTTGTCAGGTCAGTGGATGCAGATAAAATTGACGTATTTTGGAAATGATTTCGTATTTTTATATTGCCCTTATTTATTGTCAGAAAATCAGCCAAGAAATCTGTAAAAATGAATGAAGTTATTGACCATAAAAGCGAAAGGAATAAAAGAATAGATGAATTTGAAGCAACTATTATAAATGAAATAGGGTTAGGAGAAGCACCAGTAAGGCATATATTTTCAGAAGGGGTTTATGTTAGAGAAATGACGGCTTATGCAGGTTCTTTTATTACAAGTTTGATTCATAAAACAGAGCATATTTTTATTGTTTCAAAAGGTTCTTTATTAGTTTCAATGGATGACGGGGATGATTTGTTTATAGAAGCACCTTATATCGGTATTACAAAACCAAACACAAGAAGGGCAGCATACGTAGTAAGTGATTTAGTTTGGAGTACAATTCATGTAACCGATATAAAACCAACAGATGATACAGAAGAAGCAATAGAAGAAGCAGTGAAATTAATAGGCGAACAAATAATAGAACCACACGAAAATTATGTGTTGGGAGGTATTTTAAAGAACAATGTTATAGTAAACAATATTATAAATTAAAAATAATCATCATGTCTTGGGCAGCAGCTATCGGCGCATCAGTAGCAGTAACAGCAGCAGGTGTTAACTACTATTCAGCCTCACGTCAAAAGAAAAAAGCTAAAGAAGCATTAGCTAAACTTAATGCAGAAAAGCCAGTAGAAACTATCCCAGAGGAAGTTATAAAAAACCAACAATTAGCATCGTTGAGGGCTAAGACAGGTTTGCCTTCGGAACAGTACGCTTTAGCTATGAAAAATATTCAAAGGCAACAAGCTAAAACCTTAAAGAGTGCCAATGATAGGCGTATGGGGTTAGGTATATTGGCAAGCATTGATGATAATGCAAACAGAGCGCAAGGTAACTTAGATGCTGAAAATGCAAATGCAAGGAGGCAGAATGAACGGGTATCTATGGATGTTAATAACCAAGTAGCAAATTGGAAAAAAGGTATTTTTGATAGAAATGTAAGACAAGTGTGGGATAGGAATTTTGATTATAATATGGGATTATTAGGTTCTGCTAATCAAAATAAAGCTAATGCAATAAATTCAGGATTAGGAGCAGTTGCATCTTTCGCAGGTTCGGCAGCTACGGGTGGTGCTGGTGGAAGAAGTAATTCAGGATGGGCAACAAATAATTTTGGAAATGGCAGCAGAGCAAGGGGAGTTACATTTAGTGGTGGTGGAACGCAACAACAACTTTATGATTCCAATGGCAATGCGGTTTATTTAACTTAATATAATTTTAAAAAATGGGAGTTTACGCAGGGCAGACCCCTTATGGGGATATTATAACTTTACCCACATCAACAATAGACACTATTGCTGCAAGGCTTTATCGTGAGCAACAGATACGTGAGCAAAGACAGCAGCAGGAGTTGAAGGCATTGGATGGTATGGTTGGACAGAATACGTCCAAAATGAAGGATATTGATATACCTACGTTTACTAATAAAGTTCAAACATGGAAGCAATCAGCAATAAATTTATTAAAAAAGCCACCTAAAAATCAACAGGAATATATACAGCAGCAATTAGATGTTCAAAGAAAGTTGGCAGATGCACAAGCCCATGCGTCAAGAAGTATAAAAGAAAAAGAAGATGAAGAAGCTGAAATAAAAGAAATAAGAAAAAACCCTTATGGATACAAAGAAAATGCAAGAGAGTTTATTGCAGCAAGAAGGGTTACTCCATTAGAAAATTTCCAACAAACAATCATAGGTGAAGATGGCAAACCTGTTGAAGTTGATATGTCTGATTTATATGGGAATATTGCAGATGATGGAAGGGGTACAGACTTTAATCCTGCATGGAGTAAAGCACAAGGTAAATTTGAAGTAAGGGGTACGCCTGTGGATGAAATATCACCCGATAAATTAACCACTACAACTACCACCTTTAAAGGTATTAATCCACCAAGCCAAATGATTCAAAATTTGGCAAATGCAGTTACAGGAGAAAGAGCGTCAAACCATTTTATAAGACAACATTCATATACTGACCAAGAAGCAGAACAGATATTAAGCAACTATGAGAAATTAAAAAATTCACCTGAATTTAAAAATGCTTATCCAAATGAACCTGAAATACCTGCATCCATGTTTTTATCTCCATTAGGTAGGTCAAAAGCACTTTCAGTTATGAAAAGGCATTTAGAGAATCCACCAGTAACGGTAAAAGGTTCTCCTAAACAAAATATAGGGGCGGTAATGGATAGAAGGGTAGAAGAAGGCTTAGTAAAACAAAAGGCAGCGAATGCAGAATATGATAGAAGGGCAGATGCTAATTTAAAAAGAAGTTTAATAAAAATAGCTGCCAATAAACAAGGACAAGAAATAGCAAATGGTACAAGTGGAAATTCATTTGATGAGTTTGGCGGAGTAGCACCAATATATATTGAGATTCCAAATGAAGGTGGATTTGGTTCTGTAACTGGTAAAATAGATAAGGGTATTGTGTTTGATAAGGATGGTAATTTATTTAGTGGGGAATTTGAAGTAGGTAAAAAAGATATTCCAGTAAACGTATCAACAAGTCTTGCTGCTGGAAAAATCCCTATTCCTGCCAAAGTTCCATTAGTAGTAAAAGACGGTATAATAATAGGTATTAAAACACCTAATGGAATAGTGGATAGGGAGAAAGGTATTTTAAACCTGCAAAAGAAAGCCAATACAGAACCAATTAAAGCAGCACAGCCTGTGTATGGTAATCCAACTAAGAAAGCAGAACAACCTGCAAGTAAAAAAGAAGCACCTAAATCAAATAAACAAACAATCCCCGGATGGAACAATTAGAAGAAATAGAAGTACAAGAGCCGGAACAACAGCAAGACCCTATTCCCAAAAAGAGGGCTTTATATGATGCTGTATCTAAAAAATATGATTTAGGTACTTATGATGATTTTGATAAAAAATTAAAAGACCCAACAAAAAGAAAAGCACTATACGACCATATAGGTAAAGAATTTGAATTAGGAACTTATCAGGACTTTGAAAGTAAGTTATCTTCGGATGTAAAAAAAAAAGTTGGCTCAATCAATTTCGAGGAAAGTTCTTTGGCGGCTGGCAATGCCCAATCCAATGGCGTGGGTGGAGAAGAAATACAAACGATTGAATTATATACTACTCCAAATGGGGAAACGATTGAAGACCCGTTTAGGCTTTCACAACAATATAAGCAGTTAAGCGAAGCTACCAAAGAAGTATCTATGCCGTCAAGCGGTAAGGGGGGACAATTACTTACACAAGTTCCTGATGAATATAAAAGAAAAGAAGCGAAAGGTTTAAAAGAAAGGGCTGCAATAGCAGGTATTGACCTTGACGAACTTTATGATGAAACAAAAGATATTCCTGACGAAGTATTAGAAGCTGCAAAACCTGAATTGTTAAGGGATAGGTCAGAAAACAACCCATTATACCAACGTAAACTTGCAAATATAAAATGGAGAGATGGGTTAGAGCAAGAGATTTTAAAGAATGTATATAATGGCAGTATTACTCCCGAAGATTATAAAAGAATAAAAAATAGTGTTGATAAATTACCAGAATTTACAGGTAGTGGAGATTTTACTAACCAACGTACAGCCATACAATCCCTTGCAAAAGATATTAAACTTTATGGTGGAGAAAATAGAGATAAGATACTTGAAAACTTTGCAGTAGAAGTAAGTAAGGTATATGGTAGTGCGTACAGAAATAATTTCAAAAAAACAATAGAAGGTAGTCCTGAAAGTAAGTATCTGAATGAAGATGCACAGTTAGGTATTCAGTACTTAGAAGATGTAGCACCCGAAAAGGCAAGACAATACGATAGATTAAAAGTTAATCCCAAAGACTTAGAAGGAGATGCTTTAAAAGGGTATAATCATTTAATGCAGACAGCAGAAGAAACAGGTATTGGATTACAACAAAATTCAGTAACAGAAGAACTTAATAATCTGAAAAGGATAGCCAATGAATATGGTGGATTAACTGATGAACAATTATCAAAGGCTACTGAATTAGAAAAGAAGCAAGAAGAACTTACCCAAAAGCAAAATGAACTTGATACAAAATACCCTGATAGAATTGAAGATAAGGTAGATGATGCCTTACAGGAAATAATGGGACAGAAAATATCAGGGATAAATTATGTAGGTGGTACAGCATTTAAAGCTATTAAAAATACAGGACAAGGTATATGGGAAGCGGTAAGCACTCCGTTCATGTCAGATGCAAGTAATACTTTAAGAGAGTTGTCTATAATGGGAGAGAATCTTGAAGATAACAGCATATACCATAAGACAGATAAGAACAAATCTTTGCTTACTGATACAATGGTAATTGAGCCGGAATTACAAAAGCAAATTGATGAAGTTAAGGGTAATAGTTTGCTTAATGATGACCAAAAAGAAATGAAGGTTTACCAACTTCTAAAACAGAACACAGATAAGTTTGGTAGGGTTCCGATAAAAGGCGGCAAGTTTAATCTTAATCCAAGTTCAATACTTTATGGCTTATCTGATTTAGGTACTACTTTGCTTCCATTTATTGCATTGGAAGCGGCTACGGGTGGTGGAGCAACAGCAGGGGCAGCAAGGAAATTCGTATCAACATTTACAGCAGCAGCAGCCACAAGTTTTCACGATGAATATGCAAGTGCTTTATTAAGTGGTAAATCTCAAAGTGAAGCATACAAAGAAGCTATGGGCATGACTGCAATAAGTTCTTTGGCTATGGCAGGTGCAAGTACACCAGAGAAGATAAAAGCCATGCTTAACCCTAAGACAAGCGCAGGAAAACTTATCCTATCCATGTCAGACGATGCTATTCAAAAAGTATTGGATAAAGGAGTTCCAAAAGGATTAAAGGGAATGAAGCAGGCGTTTGTTGACAGGGCTAAAGCAATACCTAAACAATTTGCAGGCGGCTTAAAAACAGGGGCAGAATTTGAAGTAGCTATGAACTTAGCTAATGAAGCAAAGGCAGAGATTTATGATACTGAAATTGACAGGGAACAAAACTTTAAGCAGTCATTAATAGGTATAGGTAACTTTGGTATTATGGGTGTTGGATTAGGGCAGACAGGATACAAGTCGCCAACAGAATTACAAAAAAGTTCTTTACTGCAATTTGGAGCAAAACCAAAGGAATATATTTCAGTATTGGATGGATTGAGGAAAGAAGGCAAAGTTACACTGGCTGAATATGACCATAGGAAATCATTAATTGAAAGTTCTGAAAAGGCTTACCAATCATTACCTCAATCATTAAGCGAAAAACAAAAAGCAGATTACCTTTATCAAACAGTAATTAAGGATGAAGCTACTAAAGGTAAAAGTTCTTTACCTCCAAGACAAGCCGCAGCAGCAGAAAAAACAGCATTGGTAGCAGACCATACAAGAGGTTTAATTTTAGAACCACCAACTGAAAAGCAATTAAATGACCGTATAGGAGTTTTAGAGCGCAAATTAGAGCCTAAAAAAGATGCGGAAGGTAAAGCTATTGAATTGCCCGAAAAGGAGAAATTGGACTATGAAGCGGAATTGGAAGCATTAAGCAATGAAGCTGAAACCCGTAAATCATTTGAGAAAACAGAAATGAACCGTAGGGATATAGCACCCAAAGAATCCGATGCTGTAGTCGTATCAAAAGAAAATCCGGCAGATATAATAAATACTTTGGAAGGTAAGATACCTGCTATGGAGTTTATGTCATCTAAATCTAATCCTGAATTAGCATTAAGAGAGATAGCAGACCAAGCATTAGGTTTGGGTAGGGATGGGGAAGGAAACAGGTTGCCTTTAGACGAATCAGCACCAGAACCACAATTAGATGCAGTTACAAGAAAATATGGTAAAGAAGTTGTTGATAAGGCAATAGAAATGTTTCCACCTGAAAAAACAAAAACTCCTTCTGTAGTAAGTGATGTAGTAGTAGATAACCCATTGAAAGATGTGGAAAGTACCGCTAAGGCTTTGGAAGGTAATACCGAATTACAGAAGATGCCCAATGTTACTTTTCATGGTAGTAAGAATAAGGAATTGATTTTTGGTAAGCCAAAGGAAGGAAAAGATAGACCTTCAAAAATGCAGTTAGACTTTGGTACACATTTTACCGATGAAGGCTACGCATCTTTTTATAGTGGGGATAAAGGCAAAAACCACCCTGCAATAATTGATTTGAAAGACCCGCTTGACTTAACGAAAGGCGTATGGTATAAAGGCGAAGCAGATTTTGAAAGGGTGCAACAATTAATTAAAGATTTAAAATTAGAAAAGGAATATGGAGCAATAAGTAATTATGATAAAGATGGCAATAAGCATGATGATGTTCAATCCGTTTCTATAACTGCGAATAAACTTGATAGATTAGCACCAAAGAAAGTATCAGATGCTTTAAAGCAGAAAGGATATGACGGGATTATTTATGAACCTTATCATCCAGCGGGCGGCAGTGGGGGTATGAAATTTATTGAACGAAAATCAAAAAGCTATATTGTTTTAGACAATTCTGCCATTAAAGAAGTTAACCCAAAAAATATTGCAGAAGCATACCACAAGGCAAAAGAAGATGGTAGCAATCCTGAACTTGTAAAAGCAGTAGAACAATCCCTATCCAAAGAACAACCACAAGAGGTAGTAGAGCCAGCCTTTGAAGGTGGCAAAGTAAGTGGTGGTTTTATGGATAAGGTAAATGATTTCAAAAAACGCTATCAGGATTTTGTAGAAAGGTCAGCTAAGTATATTAAAAAGGATGGTTCATTTAAAAAGGCTATTCCCGAATCAGTTAAAGAAGAAGGTGCAAAGTTTGCGGCTGAAAATGAATTATTAAGAACGCAAGTTGTTGATGGATTAGCTAACTTATCCAAAGAGAATAAAGAAAAAAGTAGGGCTGAAACTGAAAAGATAAATGCCGATTTTGAGGCGAGGCAAAAAGAATTGCAACAGGAATACGGGTTAACCAATGAAGAAATTATACAGGCAACGATTGATGAAAAACTGGATAGGAATACCCCGTTAACCAAAGATGAAGTTGATTTTGCAAATGAAAATATGTTTGCCCCTAAAGGATTTGAATTTAACGAAAATGGATTAATAGAATCAAAAAATAAAAAGAAAGAGGTAGTAGAGCCTATACAAAAACAAAAAAATGAAGAAGCCAAAGTTACCAGCAATACCAAGTCCGCAGAAGAAAAGAGCGCAGCAGAACCTATGGTTAGTGAGCCTACATCTAAAGCAGAAGGCGGCAAAAAAGAACCTCCAAAAGAACCAACAGAGCCAGTAGGGGAAGGTAAGGGTAAAGATAGGCTGAATGATAAAGGAGTATTAAATCATTTAGAAAGTGCTAAAAATGTACCCGAAGCATCAAAAATAGGTTTTAGGGAGAAAGGTTTGAAATATGACACTAAAAGCCAAAAAGAAGCCGAAGAAGTGGCTAAATCAGTTATTGATGAATACGGTATTGAGGATGCAGTTCTGTTGGCAGAAGCACAGAAGTTTGACGGTGACGTAAATTCTTTAATATATGCTGAAAGCCTTAACCGTTTGGCTAAGATGGAAGCAGAAGCTAAAACTCCCGAAGAAAAATTAGAATTTACTAAAAAGTTTGCAGAGGTAGGTATTAAGTATGATGAAGCTGCAAGGAAGGGCGGTAGGTTTACTTCTGCCATAAACTACTTCTACAAAAAATCTCCTTTGGGGATAGCAATGATTGAAAATGCCAAAAGGAAAACAGAATTTGATGAGTGGGCAAAACCAAAAGAGAAATCATGGAAAGAGTTTTTTGATGAAATGTTGAAGGATGAGAATTTTGAAGCAGAAGCTAAAGAGTATGCAAAAGGTGAAATGGCAAAGGAACGTGCTGAAAACAGGAAAGCAAGGATTAAAAAAGTTGATGATGCTTTTGATGCGGCTAAATCAAAGTTTCAAGGTGGTGCAGCATATTCAACTATCATTCCACCACAAGTAATTACAGCAGCATTAGAAGGTATGAAAAAAGCCTACCATGCAGGGGAGAAAGTGGCAAAACTTGTTGAAGATGCTATTGACTATATTTCAGAAAAATTAGGACACGATACATGGGATAAAGAAAAATTCAGAAATGAATGGGAAGAAAAATTAAAGGATAAGACAGAAAAAAGAAAATTCACCGATGAAGAAATAAAAGCAAAAATATTAGACCGTTTCAGAAAAAAACTAAAAGGCTTAAACGATAGCCAAAAAGAAGATGTAGTAAGAAAGTCATTTGAAAAGATAGTGGAAAATGGTGGGTTGGATTATGCAGACTTTAAAAAAATAATTGCAGATATAACGGGCAGGTCAGAACTAACAGCAGAAGAAGTAACTAAATTAAAAGAGTTGGTTGCAGAAGCTAATAAAGTTGACGATGCTGCCCAAAAAGCACGTACTGAAAGAACACAACAATCCCGTAAAGAATATATGGCTGTATCCTTAAAAGCAGCCAAAGCGCAAAAGGAATTAACAAACCTACTTTATAGTAAGCCAAACATTATGCAAAGGCTTACGTCAATGATTCAGTTAAATACATTAGGTGTTGTTTCTTTATTAAATAACCCTGTTTATAACGTATGGAATCAAACTACATTAAGACTTCCAGTTGGAGTAGTAAAAAGTGGTGTTGATAAAGCTATTCAAATTGGTAGTGGTGGTAAAGTTTCCCCTGAAACAAATATATTTTCAGCACAGGCACAAGTAGAGTTCTTTAAGAAACTTGGACTTGGAACAAAAGAGGCATTTCAACAGTTTTTTACAGGATTGAATAGACCAGACTACACAGCAAAGGAAATTCAAGGTCAGCAAATACGTCCATTTAGTTCCATAAAAGATTTGTGGAAGCATTTTGTAACCAAAGAAAAGAAACTAACTAAAGGACAAATAATAGATAAGGCTTTACAAGGCTCTCCACAAGGGATAGCAGCAGAAGTTGTTGCACGTACATTAAATTTAGGTGATAAGCCACAGAGGTTTGCAGCAGAGGGCGCACAGGCAGCAGCATTTGCAAAAGCGTTAGGATTAAAAGATATTGATTACGATTTGTTTATTGACTTTCCAAGAGAAGAAGCATATAGGGCATACAAAGCAAAAGGATTAAGCGATGCAGACGCAGGTAAGAAAGCAGACTACATAAGAGATATTATAATTAAGGAAGGACAAAGGTCAACATTCCAACAAGATAATATGCTGAATGATGTTTTATCAAGTGCATTTGGGCAATTAAATAAATTGGGAGTTGGGGAAGGTACGCAGCAGTTATTAAAATCTGTAACAGTTTCTCCATACATAAAAATACCTTCTAATGCTTATTGGAGTTACTACAATTTAGTTAATCCTGAAATTGCATTTTTACAAGCAATGATATATTCAGGTAAGGCTTATGCTAAAAGAAATAAAGGAGATAATTCAGCAGCAAAAGACCTGAATGAAGCTAAGTATTGGTTTGCACATGGAGCAGTAGGTATTGCAACAAGAGCAGTAGTTATGTCATTGGTTGGTCAGGGAATAATTAATACTTCAAATACAGGGGATGATACAAAAAAAGAAAGGGAAGGAGAAACGGCATACGAACAACAAGGAACAATAAACGTAGATAAGATGTGGGCGGCTATAAATGGAGAAGACCCCGATAAAGTAAAGAATGGATTGAATGTTCAACTACGTTGGTTTGGTCATTGGGGTACAATGGCAAATGCTATTGAAAGGAAAAATGAAGAAATGACACCCGAACAAAAAGAAGCACAAGCAGATTTTTGGGATGTTGCATTAGGGGGGATGGAAGTAGATGCTTTAAAAGACCTTAATCAAGGGGTATTTGGTAACACTTCATCTTTACTAACTTCTATTGAAAGAGGGGATTTTCAAAGCTACGGGGTTAACCTGATAAATATGTTTGCAAACGTAGTTCATCCTGCATCTTTATCTCAAATATCAAAGGCACAATTACCATACGTTAATAAAAATAAAGGAGATGATTTCTTATCTGAATTAAAGAACAGTATGCTTACCCGTTCATCAGTATTAAGAAATTTAACAGGGCAATACCCACCATCAAGGATTAGCATTTGGGGTGAAAAGATGCCAAAAAATGACAAAGCGTTACAGTTTTTTGGAGTAAGTAAAGCCAACAACGATGCCTTCGCAAGACCAATATACAATGATGCAAAACGTACTGATAATATTGCTTTTTTCCCACCAGCAGTTAAACCAGAAATAAAGCGTGGAGATGAAATAGTAAAACTTCCAACAAAAGAAGCTGCAAGACTTGAAGAATTTGTAGGACAACAAAGAAAGAACTTAATTGCTCCATACATAAACAACATGGCAACCTTTGATGGAAGCAATAAAACCTATTCAGAACTATCAGATGAAGAAAAATTAAAGAACTTAGAGATACTTTATAAGGAAGGTTTTAAAAGAGGTAAAGAACTATTTTTAAGAGAATACCCACAATACAAAACACCCGAAGATTTTATAGATAAAACACCCGAAGAATCAGAAATTGAAGAAAATAATAAACAACTAAGAGAATCCATTAAAAACAGATAAAAAACAACAGTAAAACAAGCAAAATGTCGGATATATTTTTTAATTTTAACAAACGATAAGAAATGGCATATTCAGTAGCAACTTTCAGCGCAGCACAAACCATCGGACTACCCTCAATAGTAACACTTACAGATGAACACGTAGGTACAGATGCTGCTGTAACACAACGTAGGGCATTTTTACAAACAGCAGCCGGTACATATCTTGTACCTGATGGAACAACAACTGATTATGTCCAATGGGCTTTAGCAAGTGCTTCCATAAGTATAGATGCCTTACCACAAGATTATGCACTAAATATCACTGTGCAATGGTTAAATGTAACTAATGATGTATTGTACACTAAAACAATACTTTATGATTTTACAATGTATTCAGAAACATTTTATTATGGATTAACGCAGAATCAATCTTCCTATCCAACAATAGTAAATGATACTAATTACTATACAAATAAAATGATACTAAGGTGCAGTATTGATGAGGCTAATCAAGCAGTAACTTATGGCTCTGATATTTTTAGCAGCCAATCTGCATTAGATAGGGCTGCGTACATGATTGCTAATCAGTCAAATTATTTTTAACTATGCCAACTCCATCACTTGTCAATGTATATGCTAAATTAGCCGAAGTGTATGCTGCAAATGCAGTAGCAAGGGGAAATTTATTTTCGCCATATACCGACCCAAGATTGCCGTTAATGATATACATGGAAAGGATGGCTTTAAACTGGAAACTTCAGTATGAAGCAGATGATACTGATTTGTATGATGTAGGTAACTATGTATGGGCTTTATGTGGTAAGTTTGGTTTAATGGCACAGGCTACAATAACATCAGGTGGTGGTTCTGTAACGCCGGGAACTCCAACAATAATACAATCTCCAATAAGAATAACAGGGGCTAATTTTGCAAGTGCTTTATCATGGGAAGGTGCTAATTCAGATGCTATAAACGTACTGTCAGCATACAATTTACAGGTGTTTTGGAATGACGCAAACCGTTTTCTTGACGAGGGTATTTCTTGGAGCAGAACAGCAACAGGTTTTGATATTATAATTGACGGAACAGTTATAACAGATTTCGATGCAACTACCACAAATATTGATTCAGTATTTTATATCTACATAAGTGCATAACATGAAAAAAGTAATCATATTTATATTTATAATCTTAATATGTTTTAAGGGGTTGGCACAACCAATTATAAATAGAGCATCGGCAACAAATACGGTTCAGGATGGTAGGTGGATGGGGCAATATAATGCCTTTATGCCCCGTTATAATGATACCACATCTGCCAATTTACAAAAAGGTATTGATTCGTGTGGGGCATTAATTTACACAAGGGACGTAGCTGCTATTTGGTTTAGAGCCTGTACTGGATATTCAAGCAGAGTATGGATACAAATACAGCCAGCAGGTTCATCATCAGGACAAAATCCGTGGTTAATAGGTGGCAATAATGGTTTATTTACAAGTCCAGTAGACCCACAATATGCAGGGACAAAAACAGTGCAAGGCTTTGGATTTAAAACTTCTGATGTAGCCCGTCTTACCATACCATCAACAGGAATAGCAAGAACAAGTGATGCAGCTTATAAGTACCTTATGTTTGATACAAGTGGAAGTGTACATTTAATGGGTTATGGGGATGGGGGTAGTGGTTCAAGTGGATGGTCATTAACCGGCAACGCTGGCACAACAGCAGGTACTAACTTCTTGGGTACAACGGATGCGGTGGGGCTGATGGGCAAGGTGAATAATGTACAAAGTTTTTATCTTGACTATAATACTGGAAATTCCAGCTTTGGGCAAAGTGCTTTATTGGCGAATACAACGGGTACAAAAAACAACGCTTTTGGTGATTCTGCTTTAAAAGCAAATACATCGGGAACGCAAAATGTAGCGGTCGGTAATCAGGCTCTTTTTTCAAATATATTAGGTGGTAATAATATTGCTATTGGTTATGAGGCACTAAGAACTCCCATAGCACCAACTATTAGTATAGCTATTGGTAATAGAGCATTATATAGCTCAACTCCAGATGGTGAGGGTGTTAATATTGCAATAGGTTCTGAAAGTTTATTTTCAAACGATTTAGGAACAAATAATATTGCTGTTGGTACAGGTTCATTGCATAATAATACTAATGGAAGCAGTAACGTATCATTAGGGCCTGATGCTATGACTGGTAATACCACTGGAGATTCGAGTACGGCTATCGGGGAGGGAGCATTGGAAGGTAATACCACTGGCAATAATAATATAGCGGTTGGATGGGGTGCAGGAAAATATAACACAACAGAAAATTACCGAATTTACCTAAACTCTTTAGACCGTACTGATAAAGCAGGAGATACAACAGAATCTCCTTACTACGCTGTACAAGATGCGGTAGCAGCAAACCAAAGAACTTATATTAATAGTAAACTTTATGCCCCTTACATTCAATCAGGTGTAGGCGATAAATCAGTACGTTGGAATAGTTCAACCAAAGAGTTTACCTATGCCGACACAACCACCGGCGGTGCAGGTTCAGGTACAGTTAATTCAGGCACTCAATACAGGTTAGGGTATTATGCTACAACAGGTACAGCAATAAGCGAAGCAGCAGCCATAACAGCCAACAGAGCATTAATATCAGATGCCAACGGAGTGCCAACGCATAGCACAGTATCGGCAACGCAGGTAGGGTATTTATCATCAGCCACAGGTACAACGGGTACGGCAAGTACTAATTTGGTGTTCTCGGAAAACCCTACCATAACAGGTACATTAACACTTAACAGCACATTACTTACTAATTCTGCAAATAGTACCAGTACATATCAATACAGAGTAGGTACGTTCTTAAATCAATCTTACGCTTTAAACAACGGTTTTATTTCTGATAACGCTTACTTTAATGGTGCTTCATGGACAAGATTAACAACCGGCTATGCCACAGGTTTTCAGTTTTATAACGGGCAGTTAATGGTGCATAATATTGGTAGCGGTACAGGTAATTTTACTCAGGCCGTTCAGATGAAAGTAGATAAAGACGGGGTTCTTGCCATTGGTTCAAATGTATCAGTTACACCAGCTTCTTACACCGGTGCTACTATATACTTAGATGGTACGAATGGAAGAGCCGGGTTAGGCACAACATCTCCCACAGCAGTACTACACATTAAAGCAGGTACAGCAACAGCATCCACAGCACCATTGAAATTTACATCCGGTGTTGCATCCCAAACGGTAAAAGAAGCTGGGGCAATAAATTACGATGGTTCAGACTTAACGCTGTCAGATGCTACTTATGCCTATACTTTATCTAAAACACTTAACGGTTCTGCTACTTTGGATTTCGGAAACACAACAGCCCAAACATCAACAGACCTTACCATTACAGTTACAGGTGCAGCCGATGGCGATGTGGTTATGCTTGGTGCGCCAAACGGTTCAGTAAGCGGTGCTGATAACGTGGTTTACTTCGCATGGGTAAGTGCAGCCAACACAGTAACGGTAAGATTCAGTAATAATAATGTGGCGGCGGCAGTAGACCCTGCAAGCGGTACATTTAAAGTAAGGGTTATAAAATAATTTTATGAAAAAACTGATAATAATATTACTTCTTTTGCCGGTGTTTGCATCAGCACAAACGTACACTAAAACGTATAATGTAAGGCATGGCGATACTGTCTTTTTGAAAACAACAGTTACCAGCTATACATTGGATTCAACAGAAAAATTTATATACACAAACCACTACGATATTGATACAACCCGTATCGGTGATTCAGTAACCGTAATAAATTACTATTTAGTAAACGATACCAGCTCTTATTTTGAGGTTTTTAAAGTGGTAACAGGCGAGGTTAGCGATAGTATTCAGGTTACAAAATGGACAACATCCACGCTACCAAATACGGCTAATTTTATAAACAATACAGCCCTTGTACCATATACACCGGGGACACGGTTAAACGATAGCATGGTAGTTGTAAGGGCATTGGTGAACGCAAAACAAGATGCCCTCATAAGCGGCACAAACATTAAAACAATCAATGGTGAGTCGTTATTAGGCAGTACCAACATTTCTATTTCAGGCAGCGGCCCTACAAGGGTATTTCTTCCAAACGATGTGATAAATAATAATGCTGTGGCAAATACAATAGCCGATATTTCGGGGTTGAGTTTTCCGGTAACCGCCAATACTACATACCAATTCAAGTTCTTTATTGTGTACTCATCAGCAGCCACAACCACCGGCAGCAGGTGGGGCATAAACGGCCCTGCAGCTACGTTTATGAACTACAGAAGCCACTACACTTTAACGGCTACTTCGATAACCAATAACGCAGGATTGTCGGGTTATAATTTACCGGCTGCATCCAGTGCAAGTAGTTTAACCAGCAACAACATTGCAATCATTGAGGGTATTATCCGTCCATCAGCATCGGGGACAGTTATAGCAAGGTTTGCAAGCGAGATTTTAAATAGTGCGGTTACGGCGGTTGCAAGTGGTAAAAGCTATGTAGAATATCAGGAAATTAATTAACTATGAAAAACCATATTTAACTTTAAACAATAAAAATGAAATATATTTTAATCATCTTATTATTTTCAAGCTGTGTTGTAGTAAAGCCTGATGCCCATATATGTAATCGTGAACCCGGTAATTTGGTTTATATTGATACAGCTAATAATATACCACAAGCAATTACTTTAATGTTTGATTCAAGTTCAACTGGTATTTTTAAAGAAAAAATATGGGGGGATACTCTTATCCTACCTGACCAATGTAAGCACTTAATTATTATAGAAACAGCGATGTATTGTCCTGATAGAGATTGCAACACAAGAACTTGTCATAACTGTGGTAAAAAACTTAATTAATTAAACTTTAAATAAAAAACAATGGCAAACGATTACGGAGTGTACAAAGAAAACGCAGATGGAAGCGTTGAATGGGTAACAAGCGAAATGCCCCTTATATTAGGTAGTGCATCAGACGCTATTGATACCTACTCTTATACAGAGGCAATTACAGTATCTACTTATTTAACCAATACCGAAGGTACTGTATTTAGCTTTGGTAGACCAGATGACAGACATGGTAAATAATAAGAAGATACCTGAACTTTATATAATATTGGCTATACTTGGTACAATGGGTATCTTTGTATTGGGGATGGTGGATTGGAATAACCACCCCAAAGAAGCAGGTACATGGCAAGCTAATATGTATTACCTTACCATTTGCACAACTTTGTATATGTGTGGAGTAATATTTTTTATGCAAGCAAATACATTGTTTTCTAAAGTTGCCAGCTTTATTGCCATTATAATTTTTGGATGGAATTTTTATGTAGAATTATATGGCAATCCGAGATGGTGGAGTGATTGGAATAAAGCAGGTGTTACCCTATCTATAACTTGTGCTTGTTTAGTATGTGGTATTATTGAAAAGATAAAATCAATTAAAAATGGATAAGGTTGCAGTAATTATGATGGCTATTCTTAGCATCGCTTTAATTTTTGTTTATTGGAAACTGTCAAATAAACCGAGTGAGAAATTCACTGTTGCGGTTGCAGAAATTTTTACTGCGTGTACGGTTAGTCTTTGGGCTTTTTTAGGAGGAATTAGGGTAATATATATATTTTATTTAGTAATTTTATTGTTGATAACAAAGTTCGCAATAAAAAGCCCTTTAAAAGCCAATGGACAATGAAGTTGTTAAAACAATAATAAGCGGTGTTGTAGCCACGTTAACAGCTTCTATTGCTGCTTATGCTGTTGTGTACAATAAGAAAGACAGTAAAAAGAAAGAGAAAGAGATTAATATTTTAAAACTTGAATTGAAAGCTATATCAGCGTTCTTTGATTGGGAGTTATACAGTATTATTTATGAACAATGCAATATAATTTTTGAAGAAACAAAAGCAAGCAGAGTTCTTTTCTTATTCGCTATTAATGGTAAATCAGACTTTCAGTTTGCCACAGCTATATACGAACATCCACATAAAAAGAATAAGCATTTTGGAAGTGGTAAAAGGTATATAAAAGTAAAGATTGATGATGTGTATAGGGCATACTTAAAGAAAGCCGAAAAGTCAGGGGAGATACATATAAACATAGAAACAATGGATGATGGTATTTTGAAAGATATTTACCTTAGTCCAAAAGAAGAAGTAAAACATTCAATATTTAAGTTTATAAAACGTAGCCCTTTGGATGAAGAAAATGATGCGGTTGTTTATAGTTCAATAGCAACAACAGAAAATATTCCATTTACATCAATGGAAAAAACAATAATAAATAACTGCTATTCTGCTATAATTGCAAATAGTAACAACATAAAATTTGATAACTTAAAATTATAAATTATGTGGAAATTAATTAAAGAATTTTTTTCTGAAAATGGACAAGGTTCATCTAAAAGATGGATTGCTATTTCTATTGCAGGTGTATTGGCGTGGGGAATAGCCTACTCAATTTGTAAAGCCAGTAACGCAAGTGAAAGGTATTCTGTAATTGTTGCTACAATGTTTTTTGTTCTAATACTATTAGGGGTTGCAACACTTCCACAGCTTATATCTCTTGTACGTGGTGGTAATGTAAAGGATGACTCAAAAGATACGCCACCTACACCATGATTGACCTAAGAAAATTATTTACCAAAACAGTACTTATCATAATATTGATAGGTATTATTGTGTACATGATTATTAAAAATAACACATGAAAATATTAAACTTGGTTCAGAAATATAAATACCAGCTTTCTATATTCGGGTTATTCTTACTTTCTTTTTTGGTTATTTATTTATTCATTCAGGGGCTTAAAAAAGACCATACATTAGACTTGGTAAAACTTGAAATGAAGTTAAAAGAGGATGCCCGTAATGAGATAATAAAACTAAGGCAGGTATGGGAAGTACGGGAGAAAGAATTAGATGCCCAAATTTACACACTACACATAAAGGACAGCCTTATAGCCATAAATAATTTACTCATTGATAACAGGCTTAACAACCTACCAAAAAAATACAATGAAAAAGCAAAAGAAATTAATACGCTTGATGATGCTGGTTTGCTTAACTACTTTAACAACCTTGAGCCACAGCCAACCAACGACTATTGATGCAACCCTTGTTCCAAACGCAAAGTTAAGAGATGCTGCAAAGTTGATTGAGAAAGGTAAAATCTGTGAGCAAAGAGTAGAGTTATTAAACGAAAAAATAGCTTTCTTAAACCAACGCATAGCCATAAAGGACAGCATCATATCCATACATGGTGATAAAGACACAGCACAAGCAAGAATAGTAGAAACATACAAAGCAGAAGTAGCCAATCTTATAGAGCAAAGGGATTTAGCAACCAAAGAAATGAAACACCAAAACAAGCTACTAAAAAGACAAAAAAGAAAAACAGTAATAGGTATTTTAGGTACAGCAGGGTTAGGTATTGCTGCCTTTATACTTTTAAAATAATACACATTTTATGAAAAACTGGAAAGCAGTAGAATGGTGCTTATTTATTTTAACGCTTACTATTCCTATTTGTTTAATTGGAATGATAGCCATTAGATTGGTTACAGGTAATCCAATATCAGTTGAAGCAGGGGCAGTAATAATGGATATGTTGAAGGTTATCGGTGGTGGGGTTTTAGGTATATGTGGGACTTTGCTTTCTCAAAATAAAGAAACTAAATAAATCTTAATATGTTATCAGCAGAACAACTAAAGTCAATACTTCCACAAGCAACCAATTCCAACATAGAATTATATCTACCTTACTTAAATGATTTACTACCTAAGTTTGGAATAGATAATAACACAAGGTTAGCTGCATTTTTAGCACAGGTAGGGCATGAATCAGGACAGTTAAGGTACAATAAAGAAATATGGGGGCCAACGGCTGCACAGAAAGGATATGAGGGCAGAAAAGACTTGGGTAATGTAATTGCAGGGGATGGAACAAAATTCAAAGGACGGGGCTTAATTCAAGTAACAGGGAGAGCCAACTATTCCAGCTTTGCACAAGCTAACGGGGTAGATTGCGTAAACCATCCTGAATTACTTGAACAACCACAATACGCAGTAATGACTGCCTGTTGGTTTTGGAAATCAAAAAAACTAAATCAGTTTGCAGATAGTGGAGATTTTAAAACCCTTACCAAAAGAATTAACGGGGGTTTAAATGGTTATGATGACAGATGTGCAATTTGGGAAAGAGCAAAAGCCACGCTAAAATAAAAAACAGGGGGTAAACTACTCCCCCTGTACCATCCAAACCTTAAAACTAAACCCTAACTTCTTAAATCTTCCACCCATTTAATAACAACAGGATAATGCTTTACTGGTAATCCTCTTTCATTATTAAGCCATTTAGCTACTGTATTTTCAGGTAGCTTACATTCTATTTCTAATAGCTTTATATTTACTTTTCTACGATTGGTTTGCAACCAAATTAAATGTTTGTTCATATGGTAATGTGATTTTCGGTAAAGATAATTTGCTTAAAATAGTATCTGCATTAGCAATTCTATTGCCCAAAGAAAATTTAGATAACTTCAAATAAAAGTCAGCAGTAGTGGATATATGGTAATGCCCAAGAAAATCAGAAATGTCTTTTATATCTACATTTGTTTCTTTAAGATGAACGGCTCTGCTATGCCTTAATGAGTGTGGTCGGACAGCCCTTTTAATGCCAATACGATTTACTCCTTGCCAAAATATTTGTTGTATTGAACGAACTGAATACTGTTCTTTATACTGCCCTTCAAACAGCCATTTAATAGGCTTATATTTATCAATGTATGATGTTATTAAAATCAAGGTATCGGCAGGTATAGGTACATCTCTATCTTTAAACCCTTTGGCATTTTTAACACGCAAAATACTTCTATCAAAATTGATATGTGATAATTCAATAACTGGCAATTCTCCAATCCTTAAAGCACAGGAATAAAATAACTGCATAATACACCTATGTTTAATATTTTCGTAGCTACTTATTAATCTGTAAATCTCCTGTATTGAAAATATTTCAGGCATATAATCGGTCTTACGTGGATATGGTATATCTTTTAATGATAAAGGCGTATTTAAAACCAAGCTATAAAAATGATGGATAGTTGCAGTAAATTGTTTGTGGTAATTTGTATTTTTAATAGTTAGTAAAAAATCTTTCACACATTCAATGGGTAATGGTTTTGGCTTACCATTCATGGCACGAAGAAAAACGCATAAGCAATCTGAATAAGTTTTTATACTACTATCCGCATATTTTCTTAGCTGTAATTCTCTTTTAAATTTATTTATCAGTTCTTCAAATCGTGTCATAAATTTATATTTAAGATATTGATTATCATATCAACTTCGCTAATCATAATGTTAGCAGCAATACTAACTGTACTTTAATTTCAGGGCTTCGACTAACTTTGTGGCATCTTCTTTCGTCATATTTGACTTTAGGATTTCCGTTCTATCTTCTGACGACAAACTATCATCTTTATTCATATCTTCCAATTCTTTGTCGTCAATTTCAGTATGGTAATCAATAAATGCTTCTGTATTGCAGAACGGGCAAGGCGGATTATCACCACTTGAATAAAGCCCGTTATCATTGCATTTATCTAAATCCCATAATTGACCATCTATACATCCAGCATCAGGATAAGAAGCCCCGAAATATGGAAAGTTTGGACACGAAACAACCGTACTGCTGCTAACAATCGGTTTGCTGTCATTTGGGCTGACAGTCATAGCCTTATCTTTTGTATTCATATCAACTTTATTAAGTTATTAAACATTTGTTTTTCAAATTCCCAAACGAACAGCAAGCCCTACCGTTATGTGTAATTGTTACCAGCATACCATTTGGCGGCAGACGGATAACTGTATTATTTTTTTTGCCCAAGCCACACATTACGCTTCGTAGCATCATTTGTTTTTAATTTCATCATCAGCCGGTATCTGATTAAGATAAATTTCCGTTACAATGGTACGGGTGATATTGGAGCAGGCATAGATTATAATGTTTGCTCTTTTTAGTGAAGTTTTTCTGTCTTTCACATCTGATAATATACCCTTTAATTCAGTACGAACCAGTTTAAGGTCGGTAGATAATTCTTTCTTTTCAGTTTGCATAATATTCTATTTTTAAAGTTTGTTTATTCTTAGAATTATTGTAAGGTTTTCTAATCTCCCCGGTGGATAAGCACCTGCCCAAAACATCATTACTTATATTCATTTCGTCCATCACCCTTTTAGGGGATGTAAATATTCTTTTCTCACCAGTATTAATATCAGTCACTAATACTTTACCTCTGGACTTGCAACTAAATTGACTTCTAAAGTCAAATTCAGGAATAGTACAATCGCTTTCAGTATGCCCCGTATCAAGTCTCTTTTTTACACAATGTTCACTAATACCATACTTTTTATTTACATAGGCGGCAAACTGCTGCATTGTTGAAAATTCCAATCCATCTAAATTCAGTTTCAGGCTTCTTTTAGCTTGTATGTGCAGCTTTGCAATTTCTAAAAGTTCGTCAGTTACATCTTCATGCCTTACACCGTAATTAGATATTGCAAACCTTTTTAAATAATGGCTACCAAGTTCTTTATTGCTGTTTCTTCTATATTTATAAACCCTTTCTTTTGAGCAGTCATAACAAACGCTTGAATGCCCACTTTTCACACTTTTGTTTTTAACAAACTCTGTAATTGGTTTTACTATTTTACAGTCGCAGCACTTTCTTTTCCCGTTATTCAGATGCTCTTTTGATACTGAAAGTTTTCCAATATCCTTAATGCCTTTTTCTTGCGCTTCACAAGTCTTGCACTTCCCAGAAAGCCTACCAGTTTTTTTATCTTTTATATAAAAATTAGAGGTATCTTTTTCTATATTACAGGCTTTGCAGGTAATCATTAGTCTTTAAAGTTTTTATTAAACTCATAAGGAACTTTCTGCTTGTTTTCCAGCTCCTTTACTATTTGCTCAACAGGCTCAATAATAAAATCAGACTTGAACGCATCATCTTGCGAACCTAAATAATCAACTTCCAACTTAGTTAAATTTATTATTGAGTTAGTCGCTGCACAAATAGCATTAGCCTTGTTTACTTCTATTTTACCACTCCTTATTTCAGGAATAATATCAAGCAATAGGTTTCTTAGTTGCTGTAAACTTCTCATGTATTAAAATTTATTCTTTATAAAATTTCCTTCCAATAATGCAATTATATTTTCACCTTTATAGTAAATTTTGTTACCCACTTGTGAGAAGGATATTAATTTACTATCCCTGTAATGCTGTGCAGTTCTTTTACTAATAAAAAGTAGCTGCATTATTTCTTGATTATCGTACCATGCTTCCGGGTTTATTTTAAATTTAACTCCGGTACATTGCTTTAATAATTCACTAAAGCATCTTTGAAGTTCTAAGTATTGTTCTTGTTCAATTCTTACTTCTTGTTTTTTATTTTTCATACTAATAATTTTAAATACATGCTCCGCAGCTTCAAAAAAAATAATACAGCCGAACTTTAGTTTTTCATAGCAGCGACATCAATTAGCACCCACAACTACACATAACAAGCGGTTTTGCAAAAGGCTGGCTGCGGAATAAATTTTGAGCCAATTGCAAAGCCAAGCAGCAGTAGTAGTTTGGGTCGGAAGTGCAAAGCCATCAGCCCTTCGCAAAGCCCTGTTCGTTAGTGGTAATTAACATCATCGCTACTTAACCACATTCCCCAAAGTTCTGCATCTGTAAAAAATCTACTATTACCTTTGAACCAACCTTTACCATTGATATTAGCACTCCAATTGTTTTCGCTAATCCACTTATTAAATCTCATAGCCAACATACCGCTAACATCAAGTTTATTCAATTGCATACTTTCGTATTTTGCAATCAACTTTTTTGCTTCGTAATAATCTTTATCTGTTATCATAATATTTTGTTTTTAAATTCGGCAACTAAATAAACTTGCAACCGTTATGCGAATATACACAATCATTTCAAAGGTACAAAATAATGTGCAATTAATTTAGGAGTTCTTTATTATCATCATTGGCTATGCCTGTGTTTGAGTATCTGTTTAGGGTTGGGGAATCTTCTTGGATTAACTCCAATACCTCCACTTCTGTAATGGCTAATAGGTTCTCTACCCCCTTGTCAATGGTTAGGTGGTTTTCTCCAATTAAGTTTACAGATATATCTCCTGTTAATGTAGGGTACTTTATTCTTTCTGTTTCTACATAGTCAGCCATGTATTTAAGGGGTATGTATTTCTTACCACCATTAGACATGGCAGCCATTAATACAATATCATTTACTACCCCTGTCATTACAAATTGTTCTATCCTGTACATACGTTTTACGTTACTCATAATATTTTGTTTTTAGTTGGTTAATTACTTTGGTTTAATTCTAAATCCCCGTACATTTCAGATAGCATTTCTTCTTCAATAGTTTCTAACTGTTTACGGTATCCTGTTGCTATTGGCTGATACCCTTGAAAGGTCATATCAAAGTAAGCATCAGAATTAACATTGACAATAGTAGGCAATGAATTTTCGGGATTTACGAGTAGTGCAAACATTTGTTTTAAGTTTAATGGTTAATTGAAATAGTTAATATGTTTTACCATACATTAATTAGCGAATCGGTTTTACTTCTTTTCAGGTACACTTTATCCCCTACTTTTAAGGTATCGGACGGTATGTGCCAATCCCCTTTTACTTCTTTTAATACCACAGTATTTAATGCCCTTACTTCTTTAATTGTGTAATATCCTGACTTCATAGGTGAGCAGCTAAACAACACAGCCAATACAACAACAATAGTTATCCAGTCCATCCAGTTTAATTTACCCTTGTTTATAGGCTCATATAAGGGCTTTATTTTAGCTTTTACATCATTGCCCTCATTACTTTCTGTATCGGGCATTAGCTTCCAAAATTTGGCATTTAAAAAGGCTAAGGCAATACAGCCTATAACCCAAAGTAAAATGGTTAGTAACATGATTTTATTTTTTAATGGTTATATAATGAATCTTCAAGTCTTACCCTTACAGTTTCAAGGGTATCAAATTTTATTTTATTAATAGCTGCATCCATAAGATTACCAGCATCTACATATTGCTTTATGTTGGCATTAAGCATCTTTTGACGATATCCTAAATCTTCCAGCATCATTTCAATAACTTGTCTTAATGTTTGTTTCATCTTTATTTATTTTAATATGAATTTTTAGTGGTTAAGTGTTTACTTGTTTTGTAGTGCTTTGTTGAAGTTTATAAAAGCCATATCTAAGTTATTCCCTTTCTCACATTCTTTATATCCAAATTCCATAGCGGTTAACATTGCTGATTTATGGCTATTTAAAAGTCTTTCATTATCTGCCTGTAATACTTCGTTTTTATCTTTGGCAGCTTTTACCATTTCTTTTAAAATCTTTGCTTCCTGTTGCCTGTTTTCCCTTATCCATTTAGCACAATATTCAGGGTTATTATAAAATTCACTTCCTCCCGGTGTAAGGTCATGCAATAAGCGTTTTAACTTTTGGTTTTCTGTTTCCAATTTTGGAAATTCAACTGACATATTTATAGGCATGGTATATAGTTTTATAGTTGGTTAATTTGGTTTAAAAGTTGTTTAGCTTCTTCAACTGTCCTATTTTCTTCCCTGTTAAATTTAGTCCAATCACAATTATTATTAATCATATCCACACAATCTTTTAAAGCACTTACAAGGCTATCAAAGTTCTCTTGTAATTTTATTTGTTTCCTGCGTTCTACTTTTGTAGCTTCTATATATCCCATATACGCTGCCGTACTGTGAACGTATCCCCTTGCGTATTCATTAGCAGCTACATTTGTTTCATCATCAATAGCTATATAAGCCAATCCTCCACCTATACCTGTATTGGGTGTATCTTTAAACCATCCTTTAGCATCGCTGCTCCATGAGTAGGTATTACCATTAAATTTGGCTTTGTTTATAGATACTAATTCAAAACCTGTTTCCGGTGAATTTTCATCATTGATAAAATCCGGTGTATTACTATTATTACTTTTCATGTTTGTGTATGTGTTTATAAGGTTAGTTAATTAGTTGTTTTATGGTTTACCGTAAGGAAATTTGATTTTTATTATTTAGGTTGCTTTTTTTAACAATTTAAAATTTAAAAACAATGGTATTAAGAACAGTATTTGATTGCAACTATCAAGTAAACAAAGACCTCGGTAAAGAGTATCACTACATAGATAGTGAATCATGTAAAGAGGAGTTTGCAAGATGCTTAAAAACTCACTTTGGTATTTACGAAAACAGTTTAGCTACTGACTGTTTCGGCTTTATTGCTTATGGTGTAGGCAAAGAAGTCATACCACTTTACAAAGGCCACCAAAACTTAATACTTAGTAACGATGGTCAGGTATTTAACGACCTTACTAATAAGTAGTTTTTGTTTGATGGTTTAGGGGCTGTTAATTCAGCCCTTTTTTAATCCTCTCTTAACATTGTTTCAAGTTCTTCATATTCAGCAGCAGGGCTATAAAGATGCAGCATATCTAAACTAAAAGCATCACTTTCACTATTACCTACATAAGCTGCAACTGCTTTACCAAAATTATTTGATGTAATACCTTTATACGTGCAAAGTTTCCATTTACAGGTATGGTAAAATGTACGGCAATATTTATGTAATACGCTGTCAATTTCACTATCTGTTGCCGGAACTGGTATATCAACCCCATCAAACAAAAGATTAAGAGTATCAGCACTTGCAATGCTTTGCACAATTAAAGTATCTGAATGAGAATAGTCAGGATATAAAGTATCTCCAACATGAAAAGCATTTTTATCATTCTCAATAGAGTAAGGGATATTTGATATATCGCTTTTATAGTGCCTGTCTGTATTGCTTTGAAAATTACAAGATGAAAGGCAGCACATAAAGACAAAACAGTCTATACATAAGCAAATAAATAGTACAAGGGCAGCATCTTTTTTTGTTCCCTTAAAATTAGGCATTGTCCAAAGTGTTAACATGATTTTTAGTTTTTAATATTAAAAAATAGTAAGGTAGATTATATGTAAGGGGTTATTATCTTACCCTTGTCATGATGGTTGACCTACCTTTGCAGCCATAACCAGTACTTACACAACTACTCATAAAGGCAGCTATAATAACAATAAAGGCAATTAGTAAAATAGTAAAATCGGGGTTTGTTTTCTGTTGCATGGTTTTTAGTTTTTATTAGTTGGTTAATTTGATTATTGATATTGAGCATATTCTTTCCAGTGGTAATGTAAATCACTGATAAGCCATTGAGCATAATCTTGTTTAGATAGGTTAGTTTGCTTTAACCTTTTAGGCATTGAAGTATAAAATTTATTTTCTCCAATACTTTCATTAAACTTTACTTTTAAAGCTATAAAACCATTTATTCCTAAAGTTTTTAATATTTGTTTCATCTTGTTTAATTTTAATATTAAAAAATAGTAAGGTAGATTATATGTAAGGGTTTTAAAAATTGTAAGCATTAAAACCACTAAGGGTAAAAAATGCTTTGAGTGATTTAATAATTGTTTTCATTGTTTTTAATTTTAATATGTGGTTAAATGGTTTGCTTTGTTTCTCTTATTTGGTTAGGTGGTTAAGCTGTAAGCCTTTTATATAAGTCAGGCTGAAAGGTTTTAAGGTCGTTAAGATAGCAACTAAATTCTTTTACCTTTGCTTTGCCGTCCTTCATTTCGGTTATTATAATTTCGGCTTTCATCATTCCTGTAATCTCAACCAGTTCAGGCGTTTTATTGTATTGAGTTACAAAACGGTTAACAATGCCTAAACTATACATATCTACATAAAAATCGCTTTGCTGTCCGTTGTTAAATAAAACCTTTGCTTTGCTTAATGTTTCGGCACAATCAGTACCAATATAAAAATACTTCTTATCGCTATTCCTTACCACGTTAACCACGTTAACAATCAGTTTGCCACAATTATCGCAAAAGGTACAATCCCCGTCTATTAAATTGCCACGTTTAGTTGATAAGTAAACATATTTATCTGTAAATTTCAAATTACGTTCAATTAGTTTTTTATCGTTTGCCATGATATTTATATTTAAAGTTTAATTGTAATATGAGAAAAAAACAAGGTGTAAAGCAAAGGAATAAGAATAAACACTTTTAACCCTGTTATCTTCTAACTTCTTTTATTGATTAGTTAAACAGGTCAGGTAATTGTTTAACCTTTAAAATATAGGCTTTGTCATAATAACCACCTCCAGCACTTTCACCAATAGGTGCAATATTATAAATAACTCCTTTTTTATCTTTGCCGGTAAAATAATTATAGCCGTTATGAGTAGATACAATTTGCATCTTTACAGGCTTAAAAAATGAAGTATCTAATTGGTTAGCTTCCAATAGTTCAATAACTGATTTTACAGATAGCTTTTGTAGCTTAAAATTGAAATAACGATATACTTTGTAAGGTTGGTTTTTCTCAAATTGTTTGGCACAATTTACAAGGTCAGCAAGGTTGCAAAAATACTTTTCAGTATTCCATCCAGTACCCTGTAATAAAAATACACTTTCGTTGTTGTTAATTGTCGTTGTCATTAGTTAGAAGTATTAAAGATTAATAAAAAAAGGTTTGTTGTATTGGTTTATTGTAGTTGGTACTTAGATGAACTTTGATAAGTTGCTAAATGCTGGTCTAAGGTAGTCCATGATAAAAACTTTTCATTTTTGCGCCTGCTTCTATAAATAGGAGCATTGATAAGACTTTCCAAAAATTTAGCGGTGCAAAAGGTATCTATTTCCCACAATAAGCATTTTTCATCATTGGTTATACGGTAGCCAGTACCTAAACCAATACTTTTATGATTAGCTGAAAAATTAAAGAAAAAACAATCAATTTGAAAACTTACAATTCGGCTGCCATCTGCATTGGTAAAAAAGCCATAATTGCCTTTCTCGGATAAATAAACAGGATAGCCAAAGGATTTAATTTTGTTCACTAATTCGGCTGTCCTTTCCTTGTCAGTGGTGATTTTTGTTTCTGGGATTGTTGTTACGTTTGTCATTTTGTTAGAAGTTTAAAAGTGTATTAAAATAAAGGTTTGTATTGTTTATAGTGGTTAAGGTTAGCATTGAACAGTATAAGCATAATATTGCTTTTGCGCTTGTTGTTCGCCTATTTCGCCTGCGTAACAATTAGCCATTGCAATAAGTTCGTCCAAAGATTCGCCACCCTCAATAAACCATTGCTTTGCAGTCATTTCATTAATGGGAGCAATATCCATATCCGATAAAAGATTGTTGATTGTTGTAAGTGCTTGTAACATAGTTAGAAGATATTAAAAGGTAAATAAATGGTTTTATTTAAAATTGGTGTCCTGCTTTCATACTTCTTACTCTTAACACTAAGGCAAGTAAACGGCATTTTTTATCAGTATCAATACAGATAATCTTTGCGCCGTTTTTTTGCAGTCTTACAGCTTCAGTAGGTGAGTAGTTGGCGGTTGCCATAACTCCGCAGGTTTTATAAAGCATAGTCATAATAAAAAGGTTTTAATTGTGTGTTAATTGCTATCTGAATGTAAAACTATAACAAGTAATTTTATTACGCAAATATATTTTAAAAGAGTATTAAAATTACGCTAAAATGATTAGTATTTATGCCATGTAATACCTATCAATACTACATCATGCGTACTTTTACCCAATTATTTTTATTTACTCAATTCGGGTAATTTTAACGCTATTATTGCCATTGTTACGGGTGGCAAAGCGTTTATTTGATTGCTTACGCTTTTGCATCTCAACTAAATGCTTTCTAAATATAGCTTTATCGGTGGTGGTAATTGTTGCCACATCATGTAAAGCCAATGTATTAAATACGTCCTTTGCCTGTTGATAAGTACCTGTTATATCGTTTGCCATAATTACAAAGATAGTGTATTAATATTACGCAACAAATAGGTAGTTTATTTACCCATTTTGGTTACTAAACCCATACTTTGTCATATTTGCCTTATTCTCCTCCTTAAGCCATACCCCTACCACCTAACCCCAGATAGCCCCTAAATACCCCCTTAAAACA